AGAAGAAAAAGCCGCTGAAACTAAAGTGGAGTTTGAGGAACTCGGTATTGATACTCAAGGCGTTGAATTGCTTGAGGTTGATGAAGCAGAAGTCAAAGTTGTGGAACAACTAGACGAGCTTGATGAGGAACTTGCGGAAGATTTCTTGAATGTCGTTGACGGTGAAATCACCACGGAAGAAATCAAAAGCCTTGTGACTGACGAAAACTTTGACAACATCTCTGACGATGCCAAAGTTGTTCTCGTCGCTGCCGTTAACGAAGCGGACGACGAAGTTAAGGCAGAGTTTGAAGAGACTGTAGATATCTTTGACGACGAGGCTTTCAATGAATACATCGCTGAGGGTTCTGTGGTTGATACAGAAACTCGTCGTACTGTTGTTGCTGCCGCCGCAGCCGTGACTGTAGCCACTGCTGCGACATCTGCTGGTCCTGCCGGTGGCGGCGGTGGCGGTCCTTCCGGTGGTGGCGGAGGAGGAGGCCCCGGAGGCGACTCCGGTGGAGGTAAAGGTAAAAAGGGTAATTCTAGAAGAAGGTCTCGGTGAAAGGAGGCACCATGAAAAAAATAATCAAACTAGCAGTAGGGGCCGTCCGTCGTATGGGTAGAGAAATGCTTTACCTCGGATGGACATTAGCAGGTACAGGGTTGGTGTTGATCACCTTGTCATCGACCACGTTACGTCAGGGAATATATATTTCTCTTGCGGGTCTTGCACTGCATCTAATGGGTACTGTATTAGACTATGTAGATGATGAGAGAGAAAATGAAAGCAACTAATCAACTTGTGTGGAACACCTTGGGCCGCATTGCGGCGGTGTTTGCAATGAATGCTATGGCTATTGTTGGTAGCTCTAGTCTTATTGGTGGTATTGATCCGTGGAAGGCTGCCGTTTTGGCAGGTGCTACCTCTGCTGCGACTGTTATTCAGAAGCTCGCCGCAGCGTATGCTGATGACGGAAAGATCACTGCCGATGAGATTGACGCTGCATTTAGCATGACCCAGCCCAAGAAAAGTTAACTAAAGTTTCTATAAAGGTTCTTTTGGGGGCATGACGACTGTATGGTACAATATTTAAGAGGCAAATAGCCTTTTAAGTATCCCCTAACAAGGAGAATTGTAAATGGATATGAACATGTACAAGCAGGTTGCTGAACGTGCTGCTATGACATTCATTCAGGCTTTCGCTGCGATGTTTGTTGTTACGGATATGTCATCAGCCAAGGGTGCTGCTGCCGCTGGCCTAGCTGCTGCCCTTTCAGTACTGAAGTCATTTGCCGCCACCAAAGTTGGCGACAAGTCATCCGCTTCACTCGTCTAAGTTGTGTTAAGCATCGCTTGATCCAACTACAAGCGATACTGTAAACTAAGACTGTTGGGGGATGGCCTTTTGCTCCTTTTGTGTCAACCCACTAACAAGAAGACCCCCGGTCACGATTGTGACTGGGGGTTTTTCTTTGCCCTACGACGCTTAGTAGGAATGTGCTTCAGTCTATCAGGAGTAATCGATCTCCACTGGCCGTGGCCATGTGAGCCACCCCACAGGTCAATCCATTCACTAGCAGGCGTTAGGTTAGTGTTTACAACGTGGCGTTTGAAAACAAACGTTCCACGCTCGCCTTTGATCTTGCACACATCGCCCTTGCCAAGTGTGATCTGACTAGAGATTTGATACTCTTCGCTAATGACCCATCCTTGAGGAGGGCCGACAGGTTGTTTACTTTTTTTCAAAGCCATATGCTTCTCCTTCTTTGCTCAGCAAGGATACTACATATGGTAGCGTTTGTCAAATTGTTGCGTAGATGGTATCTGCGATTGTCTCTCGGATTTGCTCGTTTTCATCCAAGAAAGCTTTGGTATTGGCACGGCCCTGTCCAATGTTCTCGCCTTTGTAGGCGTACCATGCGCCCTTCTTGTCAAGGATACCCATCTCAGCAGCAATGTCCACGATGTCTCCGGTACGGCTGATTCCTTCACCGTATGCAATTTCAAACTCTGCCTGACGGAAAGGAGGAGCACACTTGTTCTTGACAACCTTGACTCGTGTCTTATTGCCAGATGCTTCGCCACCGTCCTTCAGCGTTTCGATACGACGAATGTCCATCCGAACTGACGCATAGAACTTGAGTGCCTTGCCGCCAGTGGTTACTTCAGGAGAACCGAACATGACACCAATTTTTTCACGCAACTGGTTAATCATGATAAGGGTTGTCTTAGAGTGATTAAGGTTAGCTACAATCTTTCGCATCGCCTGCGACATCAGACGAGCGTGCAGGCCAACGTGGCTGTCTCCCATTTCGCCTTCAATCTCGGCACGAGGAGTGAGCGCAGCAACTGAGTCTACAACTACTACGTCTAGAGCGCCTGATTCAATCAGCTTGTTAGTAATGGTCAGGGCTTGCTCACCTGTGTCTGGCTGTGCAACCAAAAGATTGTCAATGTCGCATCCGATTGCTTTAGCATACACAGGGTCTAGGGCGTGCTCCGCATCAATGAATGCACACTTGCCACCTTTCTTTTGGGCTTCTGCAATCACATGCAGGGCAATGGTTGTCTTGCCAGAAGACTCAGGTCCGTAGATTTCGGTGACTCGTCCACGAGGAACACCTCCAACCCCTAGCGCCAAGTCAAGAGCGATAGAGCCGGTTGAAATCGTTTCAATTTGCATTGAAGCAGCGTCGCCTAGACGCATGATGCTTCCAGCGCCAAACTGCTTTTCAATTTGTCCTAGAGCATCTTCGAGAAGTTTATCTTTATCCATGTTTGTATTCTACGGTTTAGGTGGAACGAAGTCAAGTGAGCGGATAGAATAAACCTATGAGTAAACGAGGCCCTAAGCGTACTGTCACTAACGCCGTGAAATTTGGCGAATACGGTAATACTATTTGGCATGTTGAGCTTGAGTGCTCTCACACAGTAGAGACTAAGCGCAAGCCTAAAGTTAATGAAGATAGACTTTGCTGTAAAGTTTGTGTTGCTCCGCCACCCCCTGCTGTCGTGGACCCATTTGCGGATGTAGCGCCTTGGGTTGATTATGATCCGATGGATGAGCTGAAGATTAAAGCAACTTTGGCTTCTAAGGTTGGGGTCCCGCTAGACCAAGTTGAACTTGTAAACGGTACAGCGACAGTGTTTCTTGATGCACAACAACTAAGGAATATTTCAACATGACGGATTTTTTGACAGTTGAAGAAGACGAAGACTTTGCAACTTGGGAGCGTTTCAGAGATGCACCTGAAGTTCGTTGGGTGTTCAATAAGTTAGAAGTTGCGTTACATCAAGGATTAGAAGCAGGACCCGCTGGCTGCGCTCCACAATATGAAGGCTTTTACATTCACCGACCCGTCTACAACCTTTTTGGTATGGGCATTGGTGCAACGAAGTTTTTGTATCTTTCCCAAATGGAAGAAGACTTTTTAAACAATGCCGTGGTCCCTCCCGGTAGTTTTTGGTGCGAGTGGCTAGATGGCCCACACCTTTCTATTGACTTTCAAAAAGATTCTGAAGGTGGCTGGCATACCGTATCAGCATGGGAAGGGTTTCATTCAAGCGACGAGAACTTGACTAGGTTTAGTCATTGGGAAAGACTACCTGAAACAGATGTTTCTGATATTCATGAGTGCTCCCATTTTATCAACCTTGTTGACTTACCTGTCAACGGTATCAACATCGAAACTCGGTCAGGGTTTATTACTGAAATTCATTTACGTCACGGTAATGATCCATTTGAGGACCTTCCTGTCGGTACACGCATTACGCCCGTTTGGCAAGACATGGACATTCCTGCAGGCGGTGTTTTCATGCCGAACCTACACGAAGACCTAGAGAAGTACTCGGCCCACGGTCACCTGTCTGACGTTCGTCGTGGGTTTGTTATAGACGTACCTTAAAAAATAAATCTAGGCTATTAGCAGAAGATAAAGCACTATTTGTAAATAGTGGAGTGCTTGGTCAGGGTAAACATGCCAGTAAGGTTTGGGCTTTCCAGTTTTCCACGGAAGAAACTGGTAGAAGAATGCGTCTGTTAGCCAGTGCCCTACAGCAAAGTACGCAAATATCCAAGGCGTGACTGTATCTCCCAACCAATACAGGGTAGCGCATACAACTCCTGTGTATACCATAACGTGTTCAAAAATTGCAAACAGTCGCTTTGACTTTAACTTTATCAACCAGTCTGGTTGAAGCGCAACATCGGCAAAATGATGTGCCGCTAGTAACCATATTAGTCGCATAGTAGTTCATTTCTTATCTGAGTGCTGCTAATTCCTGCTGTGTACTCCGTAAATTCAATAGGTATTCCTAGTTCAAGAATTGTTTCTTTTCCTGGGAAATCATAGTTGTCATTCCCTCGAATGAAAATAAACTCGTGGTCTGGATAGGCATCAAAAGCTTCTTTGAAAGATGCGCTTGGGTCATCTGTGTAGGTGACAAGTACATTGTCAACCAAACCCGTTATTTTTAGGTTGTTCTTTCTGTGATCTAGTGTTTGGATTGGTATTTTGCCTTTAATGCTCCAACAAGATTCGTCGGAGTGTAAAACTACAACTACAACATCAGCACTAGCTTTCATGTGCTTTAAAAGTTTGATGTGTCCCTCATGACACAAGTCCATTATTGCTGCAGTGAGTGCTACTTTAGCCATTTAGTCTTGCCTCCTCTTTGAGGGATGCGCCACGTGTCATACCAATCAGTTAAATAACCATCAATATCGTTAGGCACGCTAAATTCGTGACCTAAATAATTTTTGGTTGATAGGGGAGAGACTAGGTGCTTTGGTCTGATTAGATGACCGTCTTCTTTAATATTTATTAAAAGTTCAGTATCTGTTGGGTGCGGCCACCAATGAAGCACGTCAAAAACTATGTTTGTGTCCTTATGTACATACGCTGCTTGCATCGGCCTGTCGCCATCACTGACAACTCTTCCTGCAAAGAACTCTTCTTCTGGTAGTCGTGCTTTATCCCAGTAACCCATAACAGCAATGTCTAGATCGGTGTCATGGGGAATGAACTCGTTGTCTCTTTCTAGCCCCAGCAACGTTCCTGCAGACAGCCAGTAGTCATCTAAAAACTCAAGTCCACGAAGCAAAACTTCCATGACTGGCTTGCCCTTTAGGGGCTGTAAAGTGTGTTGTTGCCATTCTAGTTTGATGTTTTCATACATGCGTTTATCCTACTCGTTTTTGGCAGCGTTTTCCCTCCCTTTCGTGTGGTAGTTGACGCTAACGCACGAGAGGCTGGGACGAACCCAATTGGTTTATTCAAGGCTGTTCACTTCATGGACCCCAAGCACCGCCTATCTTTTTCAGCGATGCCCACTCTCCCTAGATATGGCTCTAGTAGCCCGTGTGCCGGAACCGCATGGGCGTTTGCTTGTTCCGAACCTGTTCCTCAAGGCTTGATGTTCTCCGTGCAGTGACTGGCATCTCGTCAAGGATGTGTGTCCAGTTTATCGTGCGATTCAGATCGTTCCTCTTTGGGCAGGCGTGCCCTCTTGTTTCTTAAGTGTTAGTACCAGTTGCGTAACGAGTGTAACCCACCGGTCCTTCAGTGAACGTTTATGTCATCGGGATTACCCGGCTGCAGTCTTGTGGCAGTGTGCTCCTTGTGTAGTAGTTTGTGAGTATGCTACTGGCTTCGACGGCGCAGGTCAAGGGGTAGGTTTTGGCTTGTCTCCTTGACGGGTGACAGGTATGATATTACACGTATGTTGTTTATAATTAAGGAGATTTATGATTAAACTTTCTAGCCCTGAGTGGTTTGAGAGTGCGCCGTGTCGGGGTAATGACCGAACGTTTTTTTCGAGCAAGCCGTCGCAACGCAAGAGCGCCGTTAAGGTTTGTGCAGGTTGTACCGCTTCTGCTAAGTGCTTAGATTTTGCAGTCACGAATAAAATCACGATTGGTGTGTGGGGTGGTAAGACCGGGCCAGAGTTGGACAGGTTAGTTAATTCATGATTTATGATTGGGCTGATGAGTTTGACAGTGATGTGTTAGCAGTTGTTAAACGTGGGCAGATTGAGGTCACGTTCTTGACTGCTCCACGTGGTGCTATTAATGATAAAGACTACGATCTGGTAATGTGGAAAAAGAAAGAGATGCAGATTGTTGTGGCGCAAGAGTATTTAGATGACTATGTGGATGAAGCGATTGCTTCTGAGATAGCATCCACGGTAAGAGAACGTTATGATTCTGATGAGCCTGCGGATGTGCGGGAGATGGCGATCAAGTTGTTGGCTAAGGAGCTTGATGCAATATTGAATGATGTTATATTTGTGTACTCAAATGATCCTGATGAGGTCAGTTTTGAGTCTGCGTTGAAGCGTTTACTAGATGATGAGGCTTGACTACTGCAGTTGTTTTGGGTAGTCTATGGTTGATACTATTTATTAAGGAGACATAATGTCAGTATTAGAAAATCCGACTGCATCTTTGAAGTCAGTTTATACGGCGCTTCGTTCAGTTGAGCGTGACATACTAGAGATGAAAGACACCTCAAATTTGGATTATGCGTCTGTTGAAGAGACGATGCAGTTGGCGAGTGATATGCATTTGGTTAAGTCGTACACGACTGAGTTGTTTAATGAGCTTCAGTCTATGATTACGGAGCAGCTTGGTAATGTTCCTGTTCCTGTTCAAGTTGATGGGGCGACTGTTGAGATTAAGGCAGGTTCACCTCGTAAGACATGGGATCATAAGTCATTGATTGAAGATGTAAGTAAGCGTATTGTTGACAGCAGTGTCGATATGAGTACCGGTGAAATTGTGAAGACTCCCACGGATATGATTCGTGAGGCGTTGGAGTTTGCCGGTATTTCGTATTGGAAGGTTTCTAAGTTGAAGGACCTTCATTTGGATGCAGATGATTACTGTGAAGTTGGCGAAGCTAAGAAGAGTCTAGTTATTAGGAGAGACAAGTGAGTAATATGTTATCAGCGTTATCAGAGCCTTTTGACCCTTCGGTTGAGAAGCAGCTAAAGAAGGGCGGGGCAAGCCTTACGTATATTCCTGTTAGTGAGGTGATTACTAGATTAAATCGGGTACTAGGTGTGGACATGTGGTCTTACCATATTGTTTCGTGTGCCCGTGATACTTTGGACCCTGACTATGTTGTTGCACATGTCCGACTCACTGCTACTTTTGTTCCCACGGATAATGCGCCTGCGCTAACTGTCGTTAAGGACGGTATTGGCGGTCAGAAGATTAAGCGCACGAAGAATGGTGACATTGTTGATCTTGGCGACGAGATGAAGGGAGCGGTGTCTGATGCTTTGAAGAAGGCAGCGCAGCACTTCGGTGTCGGTTTGTATCTTGCTCGTTCTGAAGAGTCAATGAGTTTAGAGTATGCTCAAGAGGTAGCTGAGCAGCCTATTTCAGCGGAGCATTTTGAGAAGTTGCGAGAAGTACTGAACAGTCAGTCGCAGAGTGTTATGGATGCTTGTCGTGCGCATTGGTCAGAGATTTCTAACAATGCTGAGTTTGCGAATGAGAATATTACTCGTGACTTGCTGAAGACTATGTTGGATTTTGTTAAGTCGATGAATGCTGAGAGCAGCGAAACGCAGGCAGGGGCTGACACTGATGCAGGATAGTTTGGATTTAGGTCCGTTGCCTTATGAGTATCCGAGGTACATGTCGCCTAGTTCTATCAGCACGTTTCAGCAGTGTCCGTTAAAGTTTAAGTTTTCAAAACTAGATAAGCTTCCATCGGAGTCTACTGAAGCGCAGCATCTGGGTTCGTTTGTTCATGAAGTGTTGGAAGAGTTGTTTAAGCTTCCTGCGGAAGAGCGGACAGAAAAGGCTGCGAGTCGTTTAGCGAAGAGCTTGTGGGAGTCAAAGTGGGCTGATGAGTACTTTGCTTTGGCTGATCGTGAAGATGATCCTAATGCATTTAAGTGGAAGGCTTGGTGGTGTATCGAAAACTACTTCGGGATGGAAGACCCCACGAAGTTTGACGCTGAAGGTATTGAAGCCAAGATGGACGGCGACATTGATGGCGTACCCATCTTTGGCATCATTGACCGTTACACGATTGAGGACGGTAAGCTAGTAATCTCGGATTACAAGACAGGTAAGAAGCCTCGCAAGCAGTACGAGTGGGAGAAGAAGATGCAGATTACGATCTATAGCATTCTTCTTAAAGAGATGACAGGTATGGACGTTAAGCGTGCAGAGCTGCTCTACGTTAAATCTGGCCAGTTTGCACGTTATGACGTGGACGAAGAGCTTGAGAATGCTGTTCGTGTTGAGGTTCGTAACACATGGGATCAAGTGAAGTCCATGTGTGAGTCGGGTGAGTTTGAAACCCGGACTGGCCCTCTTTGCAACTGGTGTGATTATCAGTCTATCTGTCCTGAGTTTGGGGCGAAGCGATGAGTGAGACGTTTGAACTTTTGGTTTCTGAAGATGTTAAAAATAAGCTTGCTCAGCACGACAAAGACTTTTTGCGTTTGCCCGAGAACAGGGTGAAGTGGCGAGACTGCTTGTTGACAATTATTGACACGGTGACAACTAAGATAGATGGTCTTGAGGAAGAAATCAATCGCTTAAGAAATACCTATTCGGATTTCGTTGTTGACCCTGCTGCAAGTTTGGACGAGCAGCGAGATAAGGCTGTTCGCTTTAGGTTTTATGCTGAGAAGCGTTTGGCTGAAGCTGACAGGTTGTTAGCGTTGGGCGCAGATGCTGATCCGTCTCTTTCGTTGGCCACGTTTTTGCGAGATGCGATTATGGCGCATCGACAGTGGCATGCAGAAGAAGGTCTTGAGAGCACGGAAGGCGACGATTGCTTGTATGCTGCGCTGGATGGAGAGTGGAAGTTCTAATGAAGATTGGGTTTGCTTCTAACGATTGGTCTCGCACGGCTCTTGATGCTTTGGGCCGACCTGTTATGGGCGGGTCGGGCTATATCAGAATCGGTCAGTACATTAAGCATTATAAGGGTACTGGGATTGAGACTGTTGTTGGGATTTTAGCCCATAACTCTAGGACTGGAACTTTTGGTGTTCATTCTTGGGACGGTAACGACTATTTCGATTGTGATGTTATTGTGATGCAGCGTTACATGCATAAGCAGGTTTTGCCTGATATGAAGAGAGCGCAAGCGGCTGGTCAGATAGTTCTTCAAGATGTAGATGACTGGTATTGGGGATTAAGTAAGAAGAATCATGCGTATGATGCGTCTGATCCTTTGAAGAACCCTGATGAAAATATCAAATGGTATGAAAACATTATTAAGAACTCAGATGGCGTTATTGCGTCTACTCCGTTCTTATTTAACCGTATGCGGGAGTGGAATGAAAACACGGTTCTTCACACCAACTATGTTGATACCGGTATGTTTGCGAAAGCATACGAGCACGAGCCTAAACTGAAAATTGTTGTAGGGTGGATGGGTTCAACAGCTCATCGCAGCGGTGATCTACAAATTCTAAAGCCATATACTTCTCAAATCTCGAAGTTTGCTAGTTGGCACCACACAGGGCATATAGAAGCTCCAGGCTGGCCAAGGTTTACTAAAGAACTTGGGGTTGAAGGAGGTAACACCACGACTTCTCCTTTTGTACCTCCCTATGAACTTAATACCGGCATAAAATTTGATGCAGGCATCGTACCTTTAACTGACATTGCTTTTAATCATGCTAAGTCGTATATTAAAGGACTAGAGTATGCTGCTGCTGGTGTTCCTTTTGTTTGCTCGTGGTCTCCACAGTATGAAGAATTGACACAAAAGCACGATATTGGTGTGTTGGCATCTAAGCCTGCAGACTATGTTAAAGAGTTAAAGAAATTTACTGATTGCGATTATCGTAAAAAAGTTGCAGCCAAGAACCGTGAAAATGTCCGTAAGTTTGATAGCAAAATTGGGGCTGACCGGTTGTACACCAATATTAAATCTTTAGTAGAGCGTGCGAAATGAAGCGGGGCAAACCTTTAAAACGCACACCTCTTAAACGTGGGAGTAGTCAGTTAAAGCGCACCCCGTTGGCTCGTAGGTCTAAGAAAACAAAAGACTTATATGTTGAACGCAGAGAGATTGTGCAAGAGATGCTTGCGGCGCAACCAAATTGTGTAGCGTGTAAACTGTGGGCTGCGTTTGACCTACACAACGGAAAGCAGTCAAATATAATTGTTAATGTCAATAAAACTCGTGACATACATGAGCTTGTAAACAGATCGCAAGGCGGATCAATTACAGAGCGGCGAAATTTGTTAGCAGTTTGCCGCCCTTGTCATAATAGAATAACAACAGAACCCAAAGATGCTGAACGCTTAGGTTTGCATTTAGAAAGCTGGTGCAATACTAGTGCAGGGTTCAACGAAGCAGAAAGGCTTAGACATGAATGGTCGTCAGGTACTCCTACAGAACCTTCTTGGTTCCAAAACAATTGAACATCCTGATTTGCTTGATGAGATCAATTCTTTATCAGGCAATTTTCAAGACGACGAACTTCCGCACCTTGACCGTGAAGAAGTAAACACTGATTTTCTATCAGATTTACAAAAGCAGTGGCGCAGTGACGGTGTTGTCATTTTAGATTCGTTTTTTCCTGACGACATGATTGAAGCCTATAGGTCTGACTGGATTCAACACAATAGGATCAATCATGATCGACCTATGGGTTACCCTGGAGAGTGTGCATATTTTCAAGTTGAAAGCTTGATGCGTCTAGCTACCTACAAGCCGCTCCACGATATTCTCTCGCATTTGATCGGTGACGATATGGGAGTTCATTTGAATCTTACCGGCTGGAAGTCAACTCAAAGAAACTGGCATCAAGATGGATACTTAAACCCGGATTCAAACAAAGATCACTATTTGGCGGTGTGGATAGCGCTGGATGATGTCCATGAAGACTCAGGCCCATTTGAGTTTGTGCGTGGTTCGCATGTGTTACCTATCATTACGCAAGACCAAACGCTGGCTCGGCTAGAAGTTAAAGAACGCACTGACCCCATGTGGCCTAAGTATTCTGAACGCTTTCTCACACCCATGTTTGAAGATTTACTTGATCGTGGAGAGATGAAGACTGAAAAGTTTTTGGCAAAGAAGGGAGATGTTCTAGTATGGCATGCGAGGTTAATGCACAGAGGTTCGTTGCCTAATAATCCTGACTTGTGGCGAGAGACTGCTATCATTCACTATTCAGGTGTGAATCATAGACCCGACATGCCTACCGCTCACCAGTTTGAAGATGGGGGATGGTTTTTCCCTATCAACCAAAATATTCCTCTTTAGCATGCCTGCAAAGTACGGCCATCAAGATAAAGCCAAAGCCACGAAACTGCATAGTTTGCTAGTACGCACTAGAGATAATTTCACTTGTCGATGGTGTGGTGTCTCTAAGAAAGATGGTAAGCAGATTCAGTGTGCACATATTATTTCTCGTAGTGTGTCTGCTACTAGGACTGATGAGCGTAATGCCGTTGCTTTGTGTGCGTCGTGTCATTGGAAGCAAAGCAAGAATCCGATACTTTGGTCTAGGTGGATAGAGCAAGAGTTAGGTTCAGATCATATTGATGATTTGATTGAGCGAGGCGTCCCTGGCGTTGCAGTTGATTGGTCATTGGAGGTTGTTCGTCTACAATCTGCCCTTGACGATTTGGCTAGTAATGGGTAGAATACAGTTATGAATTATTCCCGCACGGCACCTATCAGTTCAGTTGAAGTTGAATCTGAGTTGATTCGTCTTACAGCTGATATTGAGTCTGAGACAGAAGCGTTTGAAACGTTGGCAAAAGATCATGCTGTAAAAGAAGCTGAGTATAAGAAGCAGTGGTTTAAAGAATATCTTGCTGCTGAAGGTGCTGTAAAGCAAAAAGAAAGCTGGGCCGGGTATAAGACCAGCGAATTGTACTATGACGCACAAGTTGCGGAGGCGCTAGTTAAAGCCAAGCGAGAAAAGTTACATTCTTTGAGAACTGCTTGTGACGCTTTGCGGACTATTGCTGCAAATGTAAGATCGCAAGTTAAATTTTAAGGAGATAATATGAGTAACTATTTAAATGTTGGATGTGGTCATCACTATGCTGAAGGCTGGATAAACACAGACGTTTGGGAAGATGAAAAGACTAAACCAGACGTGCTTGTTAAGCGTGATGAACCGTATCCTTTTGAAGATAACTATTTTGATGCTATTTATTTAGGGCACGTGTTAGAACACATATCGTGGACTAAGATTGGAGTCTTCCTAAAGGAAATGGTTCGTGTGGCTAAGCCTGGAGCACCAGTGTTAGCAGTCGGCCCTGATGTGTATCGAACAATTGAGCGGTGGAAGGATGGTCAAGAGCCATGGGATATGGTGAAGTCAGTTATGGAGCATCAAGACATTGACGCACAACTGTACCATACTGCCGATGACGGCTCATATGTCGCTTCTCCCCCTCTTACACCTGAATGGTGGGATGGTGCGGCACATTACTGGAACTGCCACGAAGCACGTTTAGAGCAAGTTATGAAAACACACTTTGGAGACGTTGAGGTGTACTCGTCTCACATTGAAAATGATCTGCCCGGTAACCGTGTTAATTGGTTTGATTCACGAAACAACATGCGGTGGCCTGTCACCGGCTACTGGTGGTGGCAGTGTGCAGTCGCAGGTAAGGTGCACAAATGATTCACAACATTGCAGATAATATTCAAAGCCTAGCAGTAGACATTGAGTTGTTGCGTCCACTGGAGAACAACGCACGCCGAGGCAATGTTGATGCAATCATGGCGTCGTATAACAAGTTTGGTCAGGTTAAGCCCATTGTGGCTGTAAGTGATGCTGATGGTTCGTTGACAGTCATTGCGGGTAACCATCAGCTAGAAGCAGCTAAGCAGTTGGGATGGCAGCAGATTGCTGTGTCTATTGTTGATCTAGACAACGATGATGCGTTAGCGTTTGCATTGGCAGACAACCGCATTTCTGACTTGGGCACAACTGACAATGAACTTCTGTACGAGTTGCTGACTGATGTCATTGGTGATGACGAGAGCTTTTTTGAAGTGCTAGGTTGGGATGACTTTTCAGTGGCCGCAATTGAGAACACAGTTATTACAGCCGAGTTGGCTAACGATAGCAATGCTGGATGGACTGCCCCTGAAATCGTTTTGAATGATGTGGGTGTAGACTCACCTCCTCCTGCAGCAACACCTCAGCCAACTGGCTCTGGAGATCAGCCTACACCAAGCACTTCCACGATTGTTACTCAGGGTAGTACTAGTGCTGGTGTTTCTGGAGTCAACAATGCTTCAATTCAGTTTACGCTAGTGTTTGATAGTGCTGAACAGCAGTCAAAGTGGTATGCGTTCATTAAGTGGCTTAGAGAAAGCCCGGTCTATGATGGCGAAACGACTTCAGAACGACTGTTTGATTTTATTGCTCAGCATTCAGAGATGGGTTAAGTATGGCTAGACGCAGAATGTTTCTAGACATAAATTGTGTCGATGCGGCTCGTGAGCGTATCCGTCACGTGTATGACACATTTGATACTGTGTGCATTCAGTTTAGTGGCGGCAAAGACTCCACGGCATGTCTTTATCTGGCGAAGGAAGTTCATGAAGAGCGTGGCCTCGGTCCGGTTAAAGTCATTTTCCGTGATGAAGAAATGCTTTCTCCGGCTGTAGCAGAGTATGTGCAGCGGGTCAGCGAGTATGACTGGGTGGACATGGAGTGGTATTGCCTTCCTGTGGGGCAGGAAGTTTGGGTGCTTGGCGCACGGGAGTATGTCTTATTGTGGTCTCCGAAGCGAGCAGCTGAAGGAAGACTGTTTAGACCTTTCCCTGATAATGCTATTAGGGCGGAGCACTTTGGTATTGACCCCGGTAAGCCTATTCCTCGCAAGATTGACGAGTACACGATGCAGGGCAAGAAGGGGCGTACAGCGTTTATTACAGGTGTTCGTGCAAATGAATCAATGATTCGTTACCGTACAGTTACTCAGAAACTCCATGAGAACTATATTAACCGTCCGTTCAAATTGTCAAAATCAATCCCGTTGCGGTTTGCCAAGATTATTTATGACTGGACTTCTGATGATGTTTTGAAGTTCATCTCAGAAGAACATAACGCTCCGTACTGTGCTTACTACGACTATGCTGCTATGAGTGGCGCAAATCAAAGAGTTGGTATTCCTCTTCACTCTGTTGCGTCTAGACGGTTGATTGATGTTCTGCGTACTGAACCTGAATTCTACGACGAGCTATATCGGTGCTTTCCTCAAATTGAAGCACAACGGCAGTTGTGGTCAGAGTTTGATATTGAGAAAGTTATCGACATGTATGAGTCAATGAGTTGGACTGGAGTGAAGTATTGCATTGAGGACAACATTTTGACTCCGGGTATGCGCAAAGCCGCAATGGTTTATAGTAACGATTTCAAGAAGAAGCACGTCAAAGACCCGTATGGGTATCCGATTGATCATTTAATTCGCACGCTGCTGCTTAATGAGTTTATTGGGTCGCCTAGCCCGGTCGGTCCTAAAACAAAAGCACATAATAAACGGAAAGCTTTGCTAGAGCAAGAGGACCAGATTATGATGGATGCGAACAGCCTTGACATGCAAGATGATAGAAGGTAGGGTACTTACATGGATTTAGCTAACATTACAGATATTCGGCCAGCCAAGTGGACATCTGCTTGTTATTTGGTTTCTCCTGATTACAAGAAAATGGAGAAGTCTATAAAGCAGTATGGTATTTTAAGCCCGATTGTGATTCAACCTAACGGTACTATTATTGATGGTTTTCATCGCTGGAAGATCGCTAACGAATTAGAAATAGTAAAGGTTCCTGTCGTTGTTATTGACGTTGATGATATTGAAGCCATGCTGCTCCACATTGATCTGAACAGGTATCGTAGCATTGTTATTGCCAAGTACTTGTCTAATATGATGGGAGAAATTTTACAGTCTGGCCGTTACGATCATGATTCGTTGCGTAGCCGCATGAGCTTGACTTCTGAAGAGTTTGATATTTTAGCAGAAGGCTCTTTGATCAAGATGCGTAAGATCAAGCAGCACACCTACTCACCTGCCTGGGTACCCATTGAGTCTAACACTGGTGAAGACATCAAGGTTGAGCGTGTTACTGGACATTCCGAGCAAGTCTAAAAGGTGAAGTCTATGGACATGAATGCATACCAAGCTGCTGCTAAAGAAACCGCTGTGTTTCCTCCCGAGAAGGGTATAGAGTACACCACGCTAGGGTTAGTTAGCGAAGCAGGCGAAGTAGCTGATAAAGTTAAGAAAGTGATCCGTGATAGCGGCGGTGACTTCTCTGATGAAGTTAAAGAAGCGATCAAAAAAGAACTTGGTGATGTTCTCTGGTATGTGTCTGGTATGGCTTGGGAGCTTGGCTTTACTTTAACGGATGTTGCTGAAGCAAATATCTTAAAGTTGTCTAGCCGGTATGAGCGTGGTAAGATTGGTGGCTCTGGAGATGACAGATAATTATTCTTGGCGTTCACTTTCCACGCCTATTAATAGTAACTCCACGGAAGAGGCTTTGCGTCTCAGCAAGTCTAACTACAATGTCGTTCTAAACCCTATTTATGTTTGGGATCAGTTTCAGAATAAGTATGTTGAAGTTGAAGATCGCTTCTGTACTGGTAGACACGTTACAGACGCATTAGCAGATTCTGGCGTGCGTCAGGAAAACTGGGAAGTTGTTAAAGACCGTTATGTTATTGTGCCCAACTCAGACATTATGGAGCGGGCACATTCAATTGTTGATGCTTTTAACGGCGCTGCACGCTTAGACAGTTGCGGCAATCTTGATGATGGTAGAAAGTTCTTTGTGGCAATCTTTACTGGAACGCTGGAGATTATAGGTTCTGGGGATAAAGACTTAGTTGACACTTATGTTATCGCCATGACTTCCCACGATGGTTCTGTGCCGGTTTGTTATTACAATCTTGATGTTCGTAGACGCAACAATTCGGTTTATCGGTTTACTGATGAAAGCGCTGACTTTTGTATCCGTAAACGTCATACTCCCAATCATGCTGATAGGGATAGTGAGGTGACTGAAGTTTTGACGATGCGCCAAGCGTGGAGTACGTCTTTCAAGGCGACACTTCAGAAGTTGCTTTCGCCCGTGTCTGAGTTTCAGTTTGAAAGCGTTTTGCATTCTCAGTGGAACCCTAACACGGCGTCTTCTAAAAACAAGCGGGAGCACGCCGAAAACGTCATTGACACGATCAACTCTTTGTACCGCTCAGACTACAACTTCGGCATGTTTGGTCATAGTAAGTGGGCAGCGTTCAATTCCATCTGTGAGTACATTGATTTCCATAGGGACATCCCTGGTTTGGAAGCGGCTCAGCACTCTTTAGAGATTGACAACTTTAGTCATCGTTTAAAGGTGTCGTTGTACAACCAGCTCTGTTCCGTTTAAATAATTATTTCAATCTTACGCCGTAGTCCCATGCCTAATCCGGCACAGGTGTTGAAGGCATGAACTGCGGCATCGACTTGGTCATCGTGAACTCGGGCTTCAGGGAAAGACGAAAGCTCGTCAATAAAGTCGCTGTTCCAGTCAGCCCGGACAAGCCTTACGTTTCCGTTAGCTACTGCTGCGGCAAAAGGTTTGGCTCTAGTTACTTTATCACCGGTTGCTCTTTGACCTTTGAAGTCGTATCCGGGTAGAACATAACGGGCGTACTGATCAATAAGGTTTTTGCCTGCTGACCCCGGCTCTTGCTCCATTTGAATTGGAACTTCCGGCCCATCTTCAATTGCGGTGTCTCGAACAAATTTCTCTACACGGTCGCCCTTGGCCCTGATTCTTCGAACATCCAAAATATAAAACACACCGTTTTCAAACGCCGCCAAGCATCCTACTGTCCAGTCAGGATCAGGGTTGCTTGCAGTAGGCTCCGTACCTGCCAAGTCCCAGAAGCGCACAATCTCTGTTTCTTTGCTGAAAGAAGGGATTTCTGTAAATTCAATGACTTCCAAATTGTTTCGGTCAAACATTGAGCCGAGTGTGGTTGCCCACCAGTCACCAAATTCAAGACGGTTTCTTTCAATAGGGTCTAGCTCTTGAAGCATGGCCCGGTAAGAGTCAGGATCAATTCCGGGGTTGTCGGTGAGCATGGAAGGAATAAAGATTCTTCCGCTCTTTTCACCTTCTACGAGGAATCGTTGTCGGACCCAGTTGGGGGCGGGGTTTGTAGCACATCTCATTCGTAGTGGCACTTCTGAAAGAGGTCCTGTGGCGGGACGACGTAAACGAGAGAACATGTATCGGTAGTCAGACTCTCGAATTTCTGTAACCTCGTCCATGCCAATGAATTGGAATTCCGAACCTTTGTATCTAAGGTAGTCGTTTACGTTGTTTAGGTACCCGAAGGTGATTCTAGCGCCGGATGGAAATGTTGCGGTGTACTGGTTGGCGTTCCAATGAACGTCGTCGTATTGCATAATCCAGTCTCGGAAACGGTCCATGAGAGCGCCGGGTAGTGCAAGGTCAGCGTATGTACGCCTGAATAGGATTGCACTGTAACCTGGGACATCTACGTACTGTAAGGCAGCCATGATTAGGGCGGAAGACTTACCACCGCCTGCTGCACCACCAAACATGACTTCTTGTCCCACGGATTTTAGGAATACTTTCTGAGTTAGTGAGGGTTCTTCAACCCAGTATTCTGAACGCCGTGGCTCTAGATACTCTCTAATTTTTTCCCAATCCTGAGTTTGCACTGACATATCTGCTTGTCTCCTAGAGGTTTTCACGGTAAAGTATACCTATGAAGAAATTTCTGTCCCGTTCTGTAGCTGCTCATGTTTGTATGGGCGCTGGCATTCTTTTTATCGGCTTTGGTATTAGTATACTAAGTTTGGGATGGGGGCTGGCAAGTGCTGGCCTTGCTTGTGGAATTTACGGGTACTTATTAGGGGCTGAATAATGGCGTGGAACTCTAGTTCAAATAAATCACTTCAATCAGGGGTTACAGAAAAAGCGGCACAGATTGCTGTGGGCGCTCCTGTTGCGTACAGTCCAACCATTCAGAACAATAATCGTGGCTATCACGATGGCTGGGATATTGTTAAGACTTATAAAGAAGCTGTTGCTAAGGTAACTTGGGTTTATCGCTCAATTGACGTTATTGCGTCTAACCAAGCTAGTCTTCCCATGATTCTTCGTAAGGACAATAATCCTTTTGGGGAGATTGTAACCGATAACCCTATTCTGAAGATTTTCAACAACACGGCGAACGTTGGTGAGAATGCTTGGGCATTTCGTTATAGAATGAGTTCGCAGTTGATGATGAGCACGAGAGGAGTGTTTGTTGAGGTTGTGCGATCTAGAGATGGTACGCCTATTGCTATGCATTTGTTGCCGCCTCAGAATACTTCTCCAATTCCTGATGTAAAGAACTTTGTTAAGGGGTTTGAAGTTCAGATCAATGCTATGGAGAAGCGGATCATTAAGCCTAAAGATGTGATTTGGATTCGCAGACCTCATCCGCTTGATCCATATTTGTCAATGACTCCGATGGAGGCTTCTGGTATTGCGATTGAGCAAGAGACTTTGGCTAAGCTGTACAATAGAAACTTCTTGATTAATGATGGGCGCCCCGGTGGATTGCTTGTGTTGCGTAGTGAGATTTCTGACGAAGATAAAGATGAGTTGCGGTCTCGTTTCCGTGGGAATATTGGTAGAGCTGGTGCGGTCGGTGTAATTTCTGCAGATGATGGCGCTGATTTCGTGGATACTGCTGCTAGTCCTCGTGATGCTGCGTATCAGCAGATGCGAACAATTACGAAGGAAGAAATTTTAGCGGCATTTGGTGTACCAGAGTCGATTATTGGTAACTCTGCTAATCGAACGTTTTCTAATGCGATGGAGGAGGGCAAAGTCTTCTGGATGGAGACTATGACTCCTCATTTGAATCTTATTGCTCGTTCGTTTGACGCTATTGATGAGTCATACTTTGTAGACTTTGATACGTCTGATGTTCCGATTTTGATTCTGTCGAAGCAGGAGCGAGAGAAGCACTACTTGTCAGAGTTCCAGCAGGGGCTGATTAGTACTAATGAGTATAGAGAGGCGGCAGCCCGTAAGAAGGTTGAGTCTGAGCTTGCTGATTCACTGCTGGCTAATCCCAACCTTACTCCTGTTGCTAATACTGAAAAGCCTATGCAGCCTGAAGGACAGCAGGATCAAGGCATGGGTGCTGATGCTGGTATGGCTGGCATGGGTGCTGATGCTGGTATGGCTGGCATGGGTGGCATGGGCGGTATGGACCCAATGGCTGGTGGTGCTCCTGCTGCTCCCGCTCCTCCTGATGGTGGGTTTGTTGAAGCTGGTGTTCCTCTTCAGCAGCAAGCTACCGCCGCTCTACAGCAGCAGGTCACAGAGTTTAGCCCAGAACAAGGCGCTTTTGTTCCGATGGGTGACGTTCAAGGAACCCAGCAGATTGAAGCCCCCGCAAGTGCAGTTCCTAGCGAACTAGACGATGAGGAGGACGAGGAGGGCCAGGAGGGTGAGAAGAGTCTCCCTTTAGAACGAAGACTGGCGCTGCTGGAGGACCTTCTCTCTTAAACGCTTCCGACTGGAAGACTAAAACTTTATACACAGTCAGCTCTTTAGAAGACAGACTAAACTCAGAACTTGATAAAGTTTTTGACGATCAAGAGCAGGCTGTTCTAGATGAGTTAGATAGCGATGCTGTACAAGCTGCAATTGCTAGTGGCTCTGTTGCTTTAATTCTGTCTGCAATTCCTGTGGCGTTACTTACACCGTCAACTGTTGCGTTGTTAGCTTCTATGGCAGCCACGTATCGTAAAGCGGTTGAAGACAATATTGAAGAAGGATATGGCGCTCCTGTCTCTGAGCAAGTGTCAGAAGCAGCGACATCTGAACATTTAGCAGCAGTCAATAATTTTAACACAACCACGCAAGAAGAAGTTGCGGCTGCTTTAGTTACTGCTGCACAATTGACTGATGAGAATGATGGCGACGTTGATATCGCTTTAAAGATTGCTTTAGCCTATTCTTTGATAAAAGCTATTTTCAATAAACTCCGAACAAAGCGTCGAAAGTTGATTGTTGACGCTGCTGTTTTGGGTCCGTACAATCAAGGCTTGTATGATTCTGCAGTTGCGGAAGAGCAAAGAACGGGTCAAATTGTACAAAAACAGTGGGTGTCTTTAATGGATGAGCGGGTTAGGTCTGCTCATAGGCAGTTACATGGTGAAAAAGTTGCTGTTGGTACGCCGTTTTTTGTGAATGGTGTATCTATTCGATTCCCGAAAGACCCTTTGGCTCCGCCCGGTTTGACGATCAATTGTCGTTGTATTCTGCGCTTCAGCAGGTAGTTTATATATAAGTATTTATATATAGTAGCGGCTGGGCGCCCCCTTGGGTCTGTACAATATCACATAGGAGACTAGTCCTCAGAGGAGAGTTATGACTGTTGCAGAACTAAATGACACCGAGCACGACACCCAATTCAAGGCTATTTCAGGCCAGATTGGTATCGACAAGGCTCAAGGCATCGTTGAAGCGTTTGTGTCAGGTATTGGAAATAAAGATTCTGTTGGCGACATCGTTATCGCAGGTGCGTTTAACGGGTCTCTGAAGCGACGCAAACCACGGGTTGTTTGGGGCCACGATTGGAATCAGCCAATTGGTAAAGTTCTAGAGATTTACGAAGTCCCTAAGACTGATCCACGCCTGCCTGAAAAGATGAAGCAGGCTGGAGTTGGTGGCTTGTTTGCTAAGGTTCAGTTCAACCTTAATACTGAACGTGGTCGTGAAGCGTTTGCAAATGTTGCATTTTACGGCAATGAGCAAGAGTGGTCAATTGGTTACAAGACAATTACTGCAGATTTTGATGCAGTTAAGCAAGCTAACATTCTCAAAGAGGTAGAGTTGTACGAAATTTCTCCTGTTCTGCATGGAGCGAATCAGTTGACCGCAACGATTTCTGTTAAAGATGATGAAAAGGGCAAGGCATCCAAAGGCTATTACGTTGAGGATGAAGATAAAGACGGCCCTGCTAGTACTATGGATGCAATGTCAGAGCGTTTGGGGCGAATGCTGTCTCAGGCTTTGCGTAAGCCCGTTCAGATTATTGAAATGGATGGAAATAACGTTGTATTCCAAACAGGCGAAGACATGACATGGAGCGCCACGATTTCTGTTGAAAATGGTCAGGTTCAGGTTGGTCGGCCTACACGTGTAAAGCCCACAACAAGCTACACCCCGGTAGGGGAGGAGGCACCCCCTTCAATGATGATTAAAGATACTGACGAAAAGAATGCTGAAGAGCCTGCGGGCGTGAGAGATGCTGATGATGAGCAGGGTTCGTGGGCTACCCCGGATATTGCTCTTGCTTGGGCTAAGACCTTTGGTTGTTCTGGTTATCACTCACATGGCGGCGGTTACATGCCGTGTGAAACGCATGAAGAGTATTTAGAAGCACTTAAAAAGTTTGATGGTAACGCTAACATCAACTCGCATAACAACTACCTTGCTGGGGTTGAGGTTGAAGAAGCAAAGGCTGCAGGGTGTTCTTGTGGGACCGAAGAAAAGGGCCATATGATGCCTAGCAAGAAGCCTGAGTATCTTAAGGACCCCATGGCTCTGCTACTTATGGCTTACAATGAGATGCTGAAGCTTCGTGGTGCCGGTGAGTTGCGTGAGGCCACGTTGACTTTGATCGGTGCGGTCGAAGACTTCTTGACTGAAGCCCCGATGTCTCGTCCTGGCGAGCAGGGCGAGAAGGTGACTTCAGGCTTTGTTGTCCATGTCAAGTGTTCAGAGAAAGAAGCACTGGCTGTTAACGGCGCTATGTCTGGCCTGCCTGTGTTCTCGTTTAAGTCAGAAGATGGCGTTGATGTCCACTTTACGACAGAACTTGCAGAAGAAGAACTGATGGAAAAAGTCGCTGTGTCGCTTGCGGGATTAGCGTTTGAGCCTGAGGTAACAGTAACAAGACCGATTGACACCACCGAGGGTGTTCAGTAAGATATTCTCTATAAGGATACAGGAGTAAAAATGAGTGATAACCTTAATGAAGACCTTCAGAAGATGGAAGCTTTGAGCGAAGTCATCGATTCTGGGGAAAGCATGTCTGCCGCAGAGAAGGCTATGCATGATATGAAGAAAAACGCACCGTCTGTGTTTATGACTGACATTCGTTTCAAGGAGTCAATGGAAGTTGGCGATTTGCTTAGCGAAGAAGCTTTCATGTCTCTTGATGCTGATGAGCAGAAGGGCTATGAGATGGTTCAGGTCATGGACGAGAAGAGCAAGGAGCCTATGGGCTGGGTGTTCCGTTTTAAGTCTGATGAAGATGATGAGGACGATGCTGAAGACATTGTTGAAGAGGTCGTTGAAGATGCGGTTGAAGAATCCGTGGAAGAAAAGTCAGATGCTGATCCTATCTCAGAAAAGGCCGCTGCACTCATGTCGCAGATGCGTGCCCCTGATGATGAAAAGCCTTCAATGTTCCTTACCGATAGTCGTTTCAAGGAAATGATGGACGCTGGCGAGCTTGTTTCATCAGAAGACTATGACGTTTTAGACGAAGACGCTAAAGAAGCATTTGAGGCTGTTGATGTTTATGAAGAGGGCACCGGCAAGGGTTATGGTCGGCGCTATCGTCGTCGCAGCCCCCTTGAGTTGACAGCAATGCGTAAGGGTCAGGGTATGGATGAAAAGGCTGAAGACGGCATGGAAGACATGTTTGATTCGGAAGCTGAAGCTCTTGAGCGTGCGGCGGCGCTAGGTTGCCAGGGCGTTCATCGTGCAGGTGAAAAGTACATGCCTTGTGCAACCCACGATGATTGGATGAAGCTTAGCAAGCCTGCTGAGGCACCGGCTCCTACTCCGGCCCCTGCCCCCGCTCCGGCTGCGCCTGCTCCTGCTCCTGCTCCTGCTCCGGCTGCTGCCCCTGGTGGCATGATGAAGTCAGAAGAAGAGTTCCTCTGTGGTTTCCAGCGCAAGTCAGTTGAGCAGCCTTGCGAGTTCTGCACAGGCGGCTGTGCTCCTGAAGATGGCCTTCCAGGGCTTGCTGACATTGAAAGTCAGGTCAAGTCAGCCTACGAGGGTTCTGAAATTATTGGCTCAGGCTACTCAGCCGGTGACGACGTATTCGTTGTCGATGTCAAGCGGGCTGACGGTTCCTTTATTGAAGTGTTCCTGACCGGCGACGGCGAGGAGCTTGGTTGGCTGCGTTTGGATCAGAGCGCTATTGAAGGCAAGTCCGCTGAAGCTATTGAGATTGTTTCTAAGTCTGATGCTGAGGCTACGGCACGTGACGCTATTAGCGAGATGGGAATCAAGGCTGAGGTCATGAGCGTTACTGTTGACATCTTCGCAGATGAAGATGTGTACGTGGTTGAGCTTGATGCTGAAGAGAAGAGCTACGACGTGTTCGTTGCTGCTGATGGCAAGGTGCTCGGCTATGATGAGTACGATTATGACGCTGAGGGTTCATATGAGCTTTCTGAAGAGGAAGAGATTAAGGCTATTGAGGCTGAACTTGAGATCAAGCGGATGTACTCTCGTGAGCAGCGTGAGGCGATGGCTGAGTCCGGTGAGGCTCTGCCTGATGGTTCGTTCCCGATTGCTGATGAGGCTGACCTAAGCAACGCTATCCAAGCGGTGGGTCGTGCGGCTGATCAAGAAGCTGCTAAGGCGCACATTATGAAGCGTGCTAAGGAACTGAAGTTGGAAGATATGATTCCGGCTGATTTTGCTAGCGGCGGCTCGCCTGCTCCTGCAGCCCCTGATGCTGATGCTGAAGAGAAGGTGCTAGACGAAGATATTCTTAAGGCGATGGAAGAGTTCAACAGCCTGTTGGAAGACGATTCTATCTGATATTCTAGGAGGCATAGTATCATGCAGCCTAGCCAAGTAACGCAAAGGATTGCTGCTGCTAATCAAACTTTAGCAGAATTAGGAGCATATGCTGTTCTTGGCGACCACGTTAGAGATAACGAGGTAGAATACCTGTACAGAGATGGATTAGAGCATGTCTTTAGTCCCTTAGAAACCGCTGGGGATTCGGATGACGATTGAGTTTAAAGCACCTGAGATTGGGCCAAACGCCGATGCTTTGACCAGCCTTACACGAGGGCGTGGTCCTCGTCGTGGCAATCTTGAGGACCTTCTCAAGTATTGGCGTCCGATTATGAAGAAGCCGGGTGGCTTCCGTCGTTGTGTTGTTATCCTTATGGATAAGCCGCAGTTTGGTGGTAAGCCTCAGCGTATTTGTGCTTGGCTTCACCACGAGTTGACTGGCAAGTGGCCCAACGAGGGCAAGGGTAAGCGTGGTAGAGGTAAGGGTAAGCGGAAGCGTCGTGGTCGTTCGGTGACTCGTCGTGTTCGGTCTGCGGGCAAGAAGTCTTTGACTGGTATTTCACCGTTAACTGAAGTTACTTCGTTGCGTATGACGATTCGTGAGTCTCGTGAGTTTGGTGGTATTCTTGTTCAGCCTATTGCTGGTCGTAAGAATGCTGTGGAGATGAAGGCTGCGATGTTCTTGCAGCATTCGGAGCGGCTGCCTTTGTTTGCTGGTAACGAGGTTAAGCGTGTTGGTGTGTTTGGTTCTTCTAGCCGTTTGGGTCAGGCTGCGCAGGCTGCGGGCAGTATTATTCTTCCGGGCGATTTGTCTGATATTCGTAGCCCTATCCGTTCTCAGATTTATGAAACGCTGACTCCTGGCGTTCCGAATATTCCTAATGCTCGTGGTGGTCGTATCCTGCGAAGCAGAGGTCGTGGTGCTCGTAATAAGTTCCGTTGTCCTCCAGGCTTTGAGAAGGGTGGTACGTTCACTAACTCCGAGTTTTCGACGTGTGGTGCCCAGATTTTGGGGATTGCTACTTCGGGTCCGGGTTCGCCCACCCCCGAGGCAAACAATAGACTTTCTCGTTTGGCGAACACTGCAGGTTTAGTTAATGAAATTGGTGATCTTCGCAACAACGACAGTGCTGTAGATATTATTCGTGCAGCTCAGATTCCGGCTGCCCCGAAGAAAGGTAGCCCGACCCGGGCAGAAACATCTATTGATTTGGTGTTGACACGTTATGAGCAAGAAGATTTCCCAACTAAAGTTGTTCGCCGTGATGGTGTCATTTTAGAACCTGTTGTTTCAGTTGAAGCGCTTGGTAAACTTAACGAGTTTGATGACATGGCTGACGGTAGCCTTATTGAAAGATATGAGGCAGGTCAGATTGGTGCTTCTACTGTTCCTGCGTTTAGCACGAATTTGCGTAACGTGTTTGTTTCTATCCCTGATGCTGGCGCTGTTAAAATCAGTCGTGTTGGGGGAGAAATTTCTGATGCGGAACGGGCAGGGCTTCTTCGTTCGTTTGCTACTGGCATAAGCCGAAGCGCTGATTTGCCTGATCCTTCTGCTGCTGTTCGTGCGTGGGCTGACGGTTCTGATGGCCGGTTTACTGTTGAGTTTGGTGAAGTGACCGAGACCGGCTTTGCGATCGCTGAGGGCAAGAACGATTTGATTAAGGTCTCTACGGCTGGCGGCAAGACTGAAACAGTGCCTCGTTGGGTTTATGAAACGTTCTTGTCTCGTTCTGCGCCACGTCGTGCAAAAGATGCTCCGATTTATGAGATTGTTGCTGAGGAAGGTGCGGAAGAGAAGAGTGGTTCACCGTTTGCTTTCTCTCAGAAGTCAGCACCGGTTGCTACTGACTTTACTGATGTGCTTGATGCAAAGTACTATCACATGTCTGTCAATAGTAAGATTGAAGCGTTTACGTCTTTGACTGAGATTGATTTTAAGGCTCCTAGAGGTCGTGGTTTGGGTCGCCGGATCGGGCGTGGTGGTCGTGCTGTTGGTGGCCGTAGCCGTGCGGTGTTTGATGGTAACTTGGGTAGATATCGTTGTCCTCCTGGCACTCGTTATGGCGGTCGGTTCTCTAATCAGTTTGCTAGCAACTGTGGTTATTCTCTTCCACGTCAGATTGTTAATAACCTTGTTGATTTGGGTACTCGTCTTGAAGACGCTATGGAGAGGCGGCGTCGTCGCCGGTTGGACACGAGTCCGGGTGATGGTCGAAGCAATTTGAAGCCTGAGACGGCGGAGAAGCTTGATGATGCTATTCGTACTCTTGATGCTGCTACTGGTGATTTGGGTAGGGTGTTTGAGAAGACTGAGGGTGTTGAAGGCGGTAAGTTGGGTCGCACGCTTGGTGAGGCTCAGCGTGATGTTGATTTGACTCCTGAAGAGCGTCAGTTGCTTGAGGGTGAGGCTTTGGAGGCGGCGCTTAAGAATCTTCGTGATGTTATGAATGATCAGGATTTGGCTAACGCTAATTTGGATGAGATTCGTAAGGCGTATAAGGCTGTTGAGAAGGCTGCGAATACTGAGGCTGGTCGCTTGTCTGATAATCCTCCTCGTACTCCTGAGCAGCGGAGTCGGCAGGATGGTATTCTTGGTTTCTTGAGAGAGTTGATTTTGCGTTTCTTGGGTCTTTGGAATGAAGACTTTGAGCGTGAGCGTGCTGGTCGTCGTGATCGGGATGTTGTTCCGGGTGATGAGGGTGTGCCGGGTGGCCCTGGTGGTGGCGGTCCTCGTCGTCCTAGAGCGCCGGGTGTGCCGGGTGATGGTCCTGATAGTCGTGCTCCTGATGGTCGTACTCCTGATGGCCGCACTCCTGATCCTGATGATATTCCAGAGGCGCTTCAGCCCAAACCTGTTGGGGAGATGACTGATGGAGAGCTAGTTAGAGAATTCTTCAGATTACGGCATGGTAGCCCGGGGCTTCTCATTCCGGGTCAGCGTGACGAAGAAATGGATAGACGTAGGCTTCGTGAAATCAACGCTGAGCTTCGCCGTAGAAATATTGACCCGTATAATCCTCAGACAATAACTTATACCCCTGCTGATGATGCTGACGATCCTGAAAAAATAATGGACGAGTTTGCACGAATTCTTCAAGAGTTCCGTGAGCGGGCTGAAGAATACAGAGTTTCTGGTGGCGGCAGAACCCTAGATTTTGTTGAGTCACTAGATGATGACGATTTAGATAAATACATCAATGCGTTTGAAACTGCTGCTGAGGCTATGGCTGACAACCCACAGTTTGATGATATTCGTGCGGCTTTGGAGCGTTTACGGGCTGAAAGAGATCGCCGCAACAGAAGCCGTAGTCTTGTTAATGCTAACTTGCGAGATCGTTTTGATCTTGAAACTGAAGAGGGCATGGCGGAAGCAATTCAGCATTTTTATGATCTAGCTGAGGAATATAACGCTAGAGACGCTATGACTGTAGAATTCATTCAACTTCTTAATGACGACGAAGTCGCTTTCTTCCAAGACGTATTTGATCAAGCGATTATTCAGTTCCCTGAGGTAGCGCAGCGTGATAATGCGTTTATGAAGATTGCTGCCCGCTTAGCGGATGAACGAGATCGTCGTGACCGCCTAAACAAGGTGCCTGCCTCAGAGATTAAACCTGAAGATTATCAACGGGTCCTTGCTGAGATGGAAGCGCATATGGAGCGTTACAGGGTTGCTGGCGGCGGCATGACTCTTGACTTCTTTAATGCTATTTCTGATGATGATTTGATTAAGTATCGGCGTGCTGTCCGTGATGCTATAGATGCTAATGCGGTTCCGGCTGATGAAATCGGAAACTTGCAAGAGTTGCTGAAGCGTATGGATAACGAGTTTGATCGTCGTTTCCAAGGCCCAGGTAAGCGTCCTCGTATTGAGTCGGAAGAAAACAACATTAAGGATAAGTTTGATCTAGACGAAAACGCTGATTTGTTTGCGGTTATTGCCGAGTTCGAGAAGCGGGCTGCAGACTTTAAGGTTTCTGGCGGCGGCATGACTCAAAACATGTTAGAGACTTTGAGTGATGACGAACTTGACGTTTTCTTTAATGCTCATCTGCGGCTATCGGACCTTTACGCAGCTGAAGGCCGTGAGGGGTTAGAAGACCTTGAGGAACTTATTGGCCGTCTTGCGGCGGAGCGTGATCGTCGTAGACTGCAGCAGGCTGCTTTTGATCCGGGGTCCCGATCTGACCCTGATAGCCGTTCGTTGCGGAATGTAAATAATAGGTTCCCACGTAATGGTTTGCCGGGTCGTGCTTATTGGCGTGATGATGATTATAACGGTACTGATGCTGCTGAGTTGGATAGGCGTTTTGGTGGTTACTATGATGCTGATGGCAATTTGAATGATCGTGGCCGTGAGGTTAATCGTCGTCTTCGTCCTAGTGATCCTACTGATCCTAATGCTGGTGCCGGTGGTGCGCCGGAGCCGCCTGATCCGAATGATCCTGATGTTCTTGATCGGTTTAGTGATGATGAGCTTAGGGCGTTGATTGAGGCTGGCGATGATTTTCCTTTCAATCTTCAACGTATTTCTGATGATGACTTGGTTCGTCTGGATAATATTACCGGCGAGATGGCGAGAGAAAACATAAACGCTGGCAATCTGCGCAACTGGCGAGCGATCAGAGCCGAGTATAATGCTCTTGAGGATGGTACAAGAGACCCGAATCGTTTAGGTGTGAATGTTCCTGGGTCTGCGTCTAACAGGCCGCAGCGTCTGCCGGAATACAGAAATGACCCAGGCTTTAATACTCAGGGCCGGAGAGACCCTGTAAACATGCCTGAGCTTGATAATCTGACTCCTGAGCAGATTGATAACGTGGCGGGTGCGGCTGTTCGTGAGCATCAAGAAGTTCTGCAATTGATTCTCAATGAGGTTGGTCCTCTTCAGGATGGTTGGAATGTTGCTGATCTTGAAGCGGCAGTTCGTAGGAGGATAGAGGAGGAGGACTTCCCTCAGGCCGGTGCTCGCCTACTTACGTTACGACTTCAAGCGTTCCGTGAGTTGAACCAAATGGTTGATGGTCTACGGTTTGTTCGTGAAGAAGAAAGTTTTGATGCAAATGATACTGCTGCTCGTGCGGCTCGTGATTTAGATGTTTTGAAAGAGTATCTGCCATATCTTGCCCTAAATCGCCGTGAAGGTATTATGAATTTGCGTGATAACCCAGATGCGGCTCTTTCTCGAATTGATCCAGACTTTGAGTTCCTTGTTGATGGTGCCCCTTCAGCTAATCGGGTAGTTGACGAACCAGAGGTTGATATTATATTTAACCGGGTTGATCCTGATTATGATGATGCGCTTAATAGGTATGACGCTGACCCAGATCGCTTCCTTTCTGATCTTGATTTGTATTCTGCTGGAGACTTGTTAGACATGTTTGACGCTAGAGTCGGCGCTGGCGAAGTCGTTGATCCTAGCTTAAGAGCAGCATTAAAAGCCAGATATGCTGATTTGTTAAATATTAACGACGGCGATGTGGATGATCTGGCACGACGCATGGCGAACATGGATGATGCGATGCTGGATGATATGAGTCCTCGTGATCGTGCACTCCGGCAAGCCCGTTTGCGTGCAGGCAATGCGGGCCGTCCTCCGTCTAGAGCGGCTGCAGAGCAGGCTGACCGGTTGCGTGCTGCTGATCAGCGTCGTGCTGATGCTGACAGAGGCGGCATTCCTTCAGGGGGTCCTTTCGAGTTTACGGAAGGAATGACTAGCCGTGAGCGGTTTGATGCTGTTATTGATGCAGCAGATGCTGATCCTGCGGGCGTGAGATTACAGGGGTACTTAGAAAATATGTCTCCTGAAGAGTTTGGGCGTTTCGAACGTGAGTATGGTTCGTTATTGGCTTTTGCGGCTCAGCGTGACGCTAATGGCCTTTCTGAAGATGATGTTCAACGGTATTTTGACTACTTAAGTGACGCTATGGACCGTGAGCGTGCTAGGCGTGGAAACATTAACCGTTTCCAGTTGGACAGAGATTTGCAGGATCGTTCCGATGAAGCTTTGGAAGCACACATAGAGCACTTACAAAACAGCAAAGCTTGGGGTCTTGACACGCTGGGTAGAGATGTTGATGAATTAGATGCTTTGATTAATAGACTTCAGAGTGAGGTAGAAGCTAGAAGACTTAGGAACCTGGGTAGTGTTACTCCTGACCTTGTGGATCAGCCTCGGCAGGGCGATGCCGCTGTAAGGGTGAGACTTAGAGACGCAATGTTTGAAGATAATATGAATGCTGATAAGATACCCGGTGCGAAAGCTATGCTGAGAAACGAACTTATGCTGGCAGAAGCTTCAACTAATGAAATGTTGCGGTATAGAGAACGCATTCTAAACAGCACGAATCTTTCTGACAGTCAGAAAGATGATCTGATGCGATCTTGGAACCGTGCAATGCGGATCAGAGGAGATAGAAGTTTTGAAAGAAACCTTCCTCTGAATGAAAGGTCAGTTGAGGCTATTGATCGTCATTTAGAGTATGTTCAAGAACGTCTTGACAACATGGACCCAAACATCATAGACGAAAATGGTCTTCTTACTTTACGTGAGGAGCTTCTTGATGGTCGTGCGGTTGCGTCGGCTCGGGCGAATCTTGGAGACGCTGTTGATAACAAGCCGCAGTTGTCTGATAGATGGCGTAAGGTGGGTAGATGGAACTTCCTCAAAGCTAGACGGCAGCGTCAGCAGAAGCGTGAGCAGAAGATTAAAGACATTGCTGAGCGTCGTTATGGTGATAGGGAAACGCAGCCGTGGGATATTGGCGGGCGTGATGGCCTGAGTGCGATGACTGATGCGCAAGTTGAATCACGAATCAGAGATGCGTTCTTGTTGGATACGGATCAGCCGGTTCAGGTTGGGTCTGTAGAGATTAATGGTAAGACGTACACGAAGCAGATTATTCCCACGACTGATGGCCGTGGCGATGGTGTTTTCATTTCTCGTGACGGCCCTCGTGGAGATATTCTGCAGATTGATGTTCAGTCTAGTATGAAATTCCAACTATTAGATTCTGATGGTAATGTTGTTGCTGAAGAAACTTATTCCGAAAACGATGGAGGGTTCCGGCTAGGCAGAATGTCTCGTACCATCACTTGGGATGCGCAAGGTGACGGTAAGGTTAAGCATAATTTGTTAGGTACGAGCCGTGTTATACAGTTTGAGGGACAAGACATTTCGTTTGCCGGTGGCGGTTTCACTGAAGAGATGTTTAACAACAACTTGTTGTTCTATAGAAATATGGGTGTTAGCAAAGTTAAGGTTGGTGCTGTTGATGATGGCCGGGTTGTTTGGCCTCGCATTGGGTTTAGAGATGATAATCCTAACCATATTAGGAACCTTAACGAGGGTATGGTTGAGGTTTTGAAAGATTACAATGGCTATAAAGAAGCGAAACGTACAGGTATTGAACCTACGTTGAAGCAGCGTGCCGCAAAGGCTCTTATTCAGGATGATGTGAGGGCTGAACGTATTGAGGCTATGGTTGAGCCTTTATTGAACGTTGATGACCCAGTACGGGTGCTGGCTTCCATGGATGCTAGAGAAATTAATGAACTGCCAGACATGCATGATTTCATGTTGGCGTTGGAAGGCGAGGGTATTAGAAACTCTGTTGCGTTCCAGATGTTTAGAGGCGGTGGAGTTTACATCGGTAGAAACGTCGGTGACGACCCCGCTAACAATATTGGTGCTTTAGATGGAGATATGGTTGATCAGTTGCTTGCTGATGACCCTGAGCTAGCAGGTTTGACGCTTCCCAACCCGTTTAGGGGCACCACGTTCAGTGACGGTACTTGGGATATTACAGATATTTTGAGTGATGCTGACGGCGATCCACGTCAGGTAACACCTGATTTGATTGATCCTTATGATCGTCCTCCAGAGCCGTCGATTCCTTCGATTCCTTCGGTACCTTCAGGACCTACTCCTCCTCCTCGTCAGAGCGACGCCAGACCGAATCAGAAATTAGACCCGAACTTTGATAGGGGCGAGCAGCGTCCGCTTCCAGCGGTTCCTGTGGGGGCGAATGGTATTGAGTCTGTTGATCAAGGTGCTGAGTGGATGAGAGATGGTAATAATGATGTTTCTGGTGTTCCTGATGAGTTCCTTAATCCTGTGGTTCTGGCGGTGTCTGATATTGGAGAAGACCGTTTAGGTCAGTATTCAAATGAGATGCTTGAAGAGTTGGTTGAAGAGTCTTTGGATGATTTGCCTTTTGATGTTACTCGTTTGTCTGATAATGACTTACAGCGGCTTGTGGGAGTAGTTGATCGTTTGTACGGTCAGAACGGTTCAGGGTATAGACATGGGCAAGCGATTCGTGATGAACAAAACCGTGTCTTGCGACGTGACGACCGTGAACCAAATGCAAGGTTTGAAATGTTGGTTCCTGGGATGGGCATGGATGACGGTGGGGGTGTCAATAACAGAGGTAATGCAATAAATGGTGCGCAGCTTATAGTAGATACTGCTACTGGTCAGATATTTATGATTAAGTTTAATGATGGGCGTTCATATGGTCGTGACGAAGACGGTAACGAACTAGTTGGCCGTGCGTTGATGATTCGTCTGGGCTTTGTTCAAGGGCAGATGAGGTTAGATGGGCCTGCAAATCCAAACGCTGCTAACCGAGACCCGTGGGATGATCCTGCTATTAACCCCGCTCGTGGCTTGATGGGTGAGGCTTTGCAGAATTACCTTCCTGAAGGCGCTACCGATATTATGATAGGTAGACGGAACCCGGGACAGTATGATTTCTCTAATGAGAACACTCTAGACGATGCAACTCACATGATGCTGGGTGACGCTTTGTTGTTTAACAGTGATAGGCATGGTAGCAACTGGCTTCAGTACACGGATCGTGACGGAAATGTTAGACTTGTTCCTATTGACATGGGCCTGACTTTGGGTGGCCGTGACGGAGAAGATGGGACTGATAATGACTTCTTTGGGGTTGAGTACCGTGATCCACGGACGGGTGACCTCGTAAGACTTAGCCCTGAAGAACAATTTGCTGCTCGTGCCGCTAATAGCAGAGGTCCCCGTTTAAGTGGCGATCTTTATAGTCAACTTGCAGCTGCTTCAGCATCTGATCGGGCCGCTGTTGCGGCATCGTTTGATCGTGCCCTTGAAAGATTGCGGGCGGCTCAGAGTGCGGAAGATATGGAAAAGGTAATTGGCGATATTGTTGGTGCGCACGGTAACCTTGATAGCGATGGGTGGAAGCGATCTCAGGAGATGTTCTTAGAACGGTACGGCTGGTTAATGGAAACAGATTATACCGGAGAAGAACTTATGGACCTAGTTTTGTTTGGCAATTACAGAGGTATGCCTCAACGCCAGAGTAACGTTGGACTTTAGCGTTTGTTGAGTACAGAAGTTTTGCTATTTTCAGAAGATTAAGGTAGACTAACAACATGAAAAAATTTGGATTTTATGACTTAGACAACACTCTTGAAGGGACTGTTACTGAAACACCTGACGGCCTTGTTGCGGAAAATGTAGATAACCCGAAGTTTAAAGAGTTTATAGATTTTTTAATTGAATCTGATGGCGGGCAAGCTAGGACTGTAAGACAACTCACACGATCAGGGTTCTCATACACAAGTATTAGAGAAATTCGAGATAAGCCTAAAGGTGGTGCAGCAACATGATTAAACACTACATTTTAACGAAAAACGCTACGATGCTGCTTACCGTTTCTAGTCTTAACTCTGTAGAGTTTTTTGTTAAGCGTGGCTTTGAAGAAGAGGCAGCCGAACTTGAACTAGAGATGAGTATTCGGGCTACCCGTGAGCCTGATACTGACATGTATACGCCCACAAGAATTAAGCGACGTTTTCCAGATGCTATTGAAGTAGATTCAGCTAAGTTTGAAGATGCTCGCAAAAAAGTTGAGCAGTTTAACGCTGATTATGATGATAATGTTGCTGAGCTTGAAGCTATGTCTTTAGAAGACTTAAAAACTTATATCTCCACGGCTCCTGCTAGAATGCCGAAACTAGTGAACTATAAGCAACTTAACGAGTTGTGGCAGGTGTTGTATGCTAGTAGTGAATCAGGGTTTATGGCTATTGATGAAGAGGACAGAGAAGACGAAGAAGTTAGAGAAGATATTCATGCGTTGTATACGTTGTTGAAAGATGCTGAGATTACTAACGACAACTCTTCGATTAAAGAAGTTTTGAAATTAGCGAAGTTTGTTTCTCCTGATGCTATAGGTGTTACTTTTGAGGCAATTGAGCCGGAGGCTGAGGCTGATGGCTAAGGACCCTTTAGAAGGACAGACAGTACCCACGAAAGAAATGGCGGAAAACCTATCCGACATTTTAGGCTGTACGGGTGCTCACAAAGTCGGTGATGACGCTTGGGGTCCTTGCGAGTCCGCTGAAGATTTGCAGCAGCTTATCAAGCTAGGTAATCCTGCTTTTCGTGAATGGAAAGAACGGCAGGGAAAGAAAACTGGCAGTAAAGAAATGCTGCGGTTGAAAGCCGCTAAAGGAAAGAGCGTGTTTTCTTCTCGGGCTGAAGCGGAGCAGGCTGCTGTCAAGTTAGGTTGTTTTGGGGCGCATCAAACTGCTCAAGGCAAGTGGGCACCTTGTGCTACACCTGAAGAGCGTAATGCTGCCCAAGGTAACGGCGGCAATGGGTCTGCGAGAGTTATTCGTGCTCAGCGGCCTGCCCGCAGAACTGTAACTAATGAGCGTAGGTGGGAGAATCTGCGTGAGCGTGGCCCACGTGGTATTGAAACTCTTCCCGGTGGCGGGCTTGTTTCTGGCAAGGCAGGTGTTTCGGATTCTTTTAAGCCGACTGCTGGTATGGTGTCGGAGGCTAAGAAGGGTTTGGAGTGGCGTAAAGAGTTTGGTCGTGGCGGCACTATGGTTGGTGTTGCTCGTGCTCGTGATATTGCGAACGGGAAGAACTTGCCGTATCGTACTGTGAAGCGGGTTAAGGCTTATTTTGATCGTCATCAGAGCGATTCAAAAGCTGGGGGTTACCGTCCGGGCGAGAAGGGGTTTCCTTCTAATGGGCGCATTGCTTGGGCTTTGTGGGGTGGCGATGCCGGTTATACTTGGGCGAAGGCTATTGTTCGTCGTGTAGAGGGCGGCGAGAAGACGACGTTTGACACTATTGAGGAAAAGCGGTTCTATACGCAGAAGCGTCGGGAAGAGTACGCTAAGCGGGGTTGGGCGCTTCCTGACGGGTCGTATCCGATTAGAGATGTTGGTGATTTGCGGAACGCTATCCAAGCTTACGGTTTAGGTAAAGATAGAGAGGCCGCTAAGCGTCACATTATGAAACGTGCCCGTGCTTTGGGTAGGACTGAGTTGATTCCAGATAATTGGAAAGTTCGTGAGAAGGCTGCTAGAAAGTATGGGCCGAATGATCCGAAGACTCCTGCTAAACCGTCTGAACGTATTAGCGGTTCACGTCGAAACAAGCCGGGTACTGCTGCAAATACTCGTGGGGGGATTAAACTTTCGGCTGCGGTTGAAAAGTCTTTGAAAGAAAAGGTTAAGACTCACAACGAGAAGATGACGAAACGGAATAAAGATAGCCGTAAAGTTACGCTCGGCATGTTAAAAGCTGTGTGGCGAAGAGGCGCTGGAGCGTTTTCGCAGACTCATCGCCCGAAGATGGGGCGGCAGCAATGGGCTATGGGCCGTGTCAATGCGTTTCTTAAGTTAACGTCTAGCGGAAAACCATCAAATCCGAAGTATACAACCGACAACGACTTGCTTCCTAAAGGTCATCCACGGTCTACTCGCAAGTAGTATCGCTGGATTAAGGTTTGCGATATACATTAGAATAGTACTGTTGCTTGCCGCAAGAGAATCTTGGGAAAGTTCCCGTGAACCCCTTTACGTAGGTGATAGCATAATACTTGACTGGTGTCACCAGATTGTTGGGTCGCCTGTCATTAAAGTAAACATGTTAAACTCAAACCTTAAGGAGACTAAACATGAGTTTTGATGAAAGCCGACTCAACGAGCTGAAGTCTGCTCTTACCCAAAAGATGGATGAGCAGAAGCAGATCGCTGATTCGATGCAATTTGAGGGCACAACCCTCATCGCTGATGACGAAAAGAAGTCAGCATTCCAGAATAACATGACCCAGATTCGTGAGATCAAGGGTCTTATTGAGGACATGAGCACTCTTCGTGACGTGTCCGCTTGGTCTTCAGAGGCCGAGTACAAGTCAGTTGCTGCTGAGGTTGCTGCTGGCGTTGAGTCAGAGGTTTCTCGTCACCGTTCAGTCGGTGATGCGTTCCTTAACTCAGAGGAGTTCAAGTCACTTCAGGGTGGCAAGGCTGGCGTAAACATGACCTCTCCGTTCATGGCCAAGTCGCTTCAGCAGAAGGACCTTTACTCAGGTCTTCCTACTGGCACTCCTGACGCTTTCGGCGCTATTGAGCGTGACGGTATCGTCCCGATTGCTCAGCGTCGTAGCCGTGTGCGTGACCTTTTCCCGGCACGTACCACCAACTCAGCGGTTGTTGAGTACTTCCGTCAGACCGGCTTCACGAACAACGCTTCAGTTGTTCCTGAGTACTCGTCAGGCAACTTCGGTGCCAAGCCTCAGTCAACGATGACCTTCGTTGGTGAGCAGGCTCCGGTGCGGACGATTGCTCACTGGGAAGCCGCTCACCGTAACGTTCTTGCCGATGAGCCGCAGCTGCGTTCAATCATCGACAACGAGCTTCTTTACGGTCTTCGTCTGACCGAGGATGCCCAGATTCTTTCCGGTGCTGGCACTGGTGAGGACCTTACTGGTATTCTCAACACCACTGACATCCAGACCTACGCATGGTCTGATGGCGCAACTTCACCTGTTGCTGACACCAAGGCCGATGCTCTCCGTCGTGCGGCTACTCTGGCATACCTTGCCTACTACGAGCCGACCGGCATCATCGTCCACCCGTCAGACTGGGAAGACATTGAGCTTACCAAGAACTCACAGGGCACGTACCTTCTTGCCATGTCAGTTGCTGGTGGCGCTGAGTCACGTGTCTGGCGTATCCCCGTCATTGACACTCCGGCCATCGCTGAGGGTACCGCTCTTGTCGGTGCGTTCGGTACTGGCGCTCAGCTGTACGACCGTGAGGCTGCTTCAATCCGTATTTCGGAACAGCACTCAGACTTCTTCGTCCGCAACGCCATCGTGGTGCTTGCTGAAGAGCGTCTTGCCCTCGCTGTCAAGCGTCCCGAGGCGTTTGTGAAGGTCACCTTCGACGCCGAACCGAGCTGATCCTAGAGATCAACTTAAGAGTTGCTAAAACTTAGCGACTAGTTCAAAGGCCCCCCGGCTTCGGTCGGGGGGCTTTTGCTATAATAGGGTATGCCTATCTTTGAAGAAGATTCAGATTTGCCTATACCTACGTGGACTCGTGATGAAGTAGTGGTGCTTGAGTCTATTGATGAGTTTTATTCTGCTGGTATTATCAACATGCTTCAGTTTTTGGTTGCTGAAGAAGGCGCTGTTCTGGATGAGACAATTGATTTGACTTTGGTCATGCACTCTGTTGTTAATGCTCACAATGATAAGTATTCGTTTGATCAGACAGATATTTTGTTGGCGTTGGCAAGCGAGTTTTGTTTGATTGATTCGGTTCATGACCGGCAGGTGCTGGCGGGTATTGAGTTGCTGGACAATGCTGTTCTGTACTTAGCGATGCACGACGAGCCTGACTATGCGTTAGAGGCGGCTGTGTGTCTCAGTCAAAGCAGCAGATCAATTATGCAAGTGTCAGCGGTACTTCCGTCTTTGTCGTTGTTTGGGCATTGGGAAGAATTTGCTGCTGTAATCATTAGTTCTATATTGACGCAGCGTGCCACATGTAGTAGAATGTCTGTACTGTACTCTGCTATAGAAACTCTAAATGTAGGGGTTGACAGCAAAGTTGACTTTGTGGATTACATCCGAAAGTTGTGTGCTGTCAATTTGCTTTCTCTGGAGATGCCGAAGTCATCTCAAGGAGAAGCATCAGTTCATTTAAATACCCAGGCAGCTGGGTTGTTTTTGCTCTTCTCTAACAGAGTGGAGTTAGCGAAAGAACTAGCAAGCTTGTCAGTTTGACATGCTGCCACGTTCATGGTAGCATGATCTAGCAAGATTTTTGCAACTCTCACAATGACTTGACGATTGTAGTTCATTGTGGGTGGCTACAATAGTAAAACCATTATTTTTATACACACGTTCACAGCCATAGGAGGACATAAGGTGAACCCTTTTTTCATTTCAGACGACCACGCTAACGACTACGCAGACAAGATGCCTCCTTGGGGTTTCAACGGTCTGGGGTATGTAACGTATAAGCGTACTTATGCCCGACCTATTTTTGAAGGCAACACTGACGTTATTGAACGCACTGAGGAATGGCATGAGACTATTCAGCGAGTTGTTAACGGTGCACAGAACATTGGTGCCCAGTTGACACAGGATGAGGCTGAGCGTCTGTATGATTACTTGTTTAACTTGAAGGGTTCTGTTGCTGGTCGAATGCTTTGGCAGTTAGGTACTCCTAACAACCAGCGTTTGGGCGGCGACTCACTTGTGAACTGCTGGTTTGTTGACGTTCAGAAGCCTTCAGATTTTTCGTGGTCTGTTGAGCGCCTTATGCTTGGCGGCGGCGTAGGATTCTCATGCGATAAGCCTGAGCGTCTTGGTGTCGTCCGTAGTGCGTGGGTTTCCCATCAGGATGAGAACGATTCAGATTTCATTGTTCCTGATACTCGTGAGGGATGGGCTGAACTGATCCGTAAGGTGTTTGAATGCTACCTTGGCGATGATGACAACCCTCGCTGGATGACATATGCAACTCATTTGATTCGTCCCGCTGGAGTTCCCATTAAGACGTTTGGTGGAACTGCTTCAGGACCTGAAATTCTTATCTCTGGTGTTGAAAAGATTTGCAAGGTGCTAGACGGTGCTGTTGGCCGCACGCTTACTTCCGTTGAGGTTCTTGACTGCATGAACATCATTGGCTCTATTGTTGTTGCCGGTAACGTTCGTCGCAGCGCTGAAATTGCGGTTGGCCGTCTTGACGATGAAGATTACCTGATGGCGAAGCGTTGGGACCTTGGCGATATTCCTATTGAGCGGGCCATGTCGAACAATACTGTTTTTGTTTCTCCTGAAGAAATGAAGGATATGCCTGATTTGATTTGGGAAGGGTACAAGGGCAACGGCGAACCTTACGGGTTCTTTAACCTAGAAGCTTCACGTCAGTTTGGCCGCATGGGCGAAGAGCGTCCTGATCCTTCAATTGTTGGCGTTAACCCTTGCGCTGAAATCCCTCTGGCTAACCGTGAGTCGTGCAATCTGTCTGAGATTTTCCTTCCCATGATTGATTCACCTGAGCAGCTTAAGGATGTTGCCAAGTTGCTGTACAAGGTCCAGAAGGCTACTGCCGCTTTGTCGTACCTTGATCCTGCGTCTGATAAGATCACTTCTCAGAACATGCGTTTGGGTCTTGGTATTACTGGTGTTGCTCAGGCTCTTGACAAGATTGATTGGCTAGATGAGACTTACACTGAACTGCGTGAGTTGGATGCTGCGTGGTCAGAGGAGCGTGGCTGGCCTGAGTCTGTTCGTCTTACCACGATTAAGCCTTCTGGTACGCTTAGCCTTCTTCCCGGTGTGACCCCCGGTGTTCACCCCGGCTTTAGCCAGTACTTCGTTAAGCGTATGCGTATGTCTGCTACGGATGTGCTTGTAAACTACTGCAGGTCAAAGGGGTTCTATGTAGAGCCTCTGCGTAACTTTGATGGTTCAGAAGATCATCGGACGGTGGTTGTAGAGTTCCCTTGTGCGTTCCCTGAGGGCACTGTGTTGGCTGAGGATATGACTGCTATTGAGCAGATGGACCTTGTTCGCCGTTTGCAGAAGGTTTGGGCAGACAACGCTATTTCGGTGACTGTCTACTACAAGAGCGAAGAGCTTGACGGTATCCGTGAGTACCTTGCGGAGCATTGGAGCGAGATGAAGTCTGTTTCGTTCTTGCTGCATAGCGAGCACGGGTTTGATCAGGCCCCTATGGGGGAGTTGACGAAGGACGAGTATGAAACCGTGCTTAAGACCACTTCGCCTCTTGGAGAGAAGCTTACTGGTTCAACTATCATGTCGGACGACGAGTTCGATGCGGAGTGCGCCACTGGAGCTTGCCCTATCCGATAATTTGACTTCCGCCAAAGGGGCGGGTATAATATGTTCATGATTGGATTGAATGAACAGTTTCCCCCCTTTGGCGCAGTCGGTGTTACGGCGTCAAACGAATTTACTAATGTAAGCCTAGACGACTTTGATGGTCGTTGGAAGGTATTCTATTTTTACCCTAAGGACTTTACGTTTATCTGTCCTACTGAGATTAAGGAAATGGATCGTGTTCTTGATGAGGATGCGGTTGTTGTTGGTTTCAGTGGCGACAATGAGTTCTGCAAGTTGAATTGGAAGAAGTCCAACGACCTGATTAGAGACATCAGGCATACTCTTGTGGCTGATACAGGTCTGTATTTGGCTGAGTACTTGGGTGTGGTTGATGACTCAGAAGGCGTCGCTTTGCGTGCCACGTTTATTGTTGACCCTATGAATGTCATCAGGTCAATTACTGTAAACGATGTGGACACTGGCCGTAACGTAGATGAGACTATTCGTACTCTAAACGCTATTCGTGCGGGCGGTCTTACTGGGTGTTCTTGGACTCCCGGCGACACGTTTGTTGGCTGATTTTTTATTATAGTCAGTAAACTTGCACTGTTGTGCAACTTGGGGATATAGATTATTTCTTGTACCGGCAAGAATGACTAACCCCAAGGAGGTTGATTGTGGATATCGGTTAAGACGCCGGTAACCGATATGCGATCAAGTATCTGAGCGGGGTTCGGTCATTGCACCGGACCCCGTTCTTGTTTTAGAATATTGTTATGACTTCGCTTCAAGAACTGCACGAGCATAAGCTACACGTGGACTTAATGTATCTTGCTGATATGGTGGAAGTTGCTGGAGTTTCTCAAACGGTTCCTGTCGATGCTGAGGGGGCCGTTTCTTTGTCTTATGCGATAGCCATGCTGTGTGGTGCGACTGCATATCCGCATGTAGATGACTTTGCTCATTTGTTGGAGATTGTGCCTGCGGTTAATCGCCGCAGGTTTATTTATTGTTGGGATGCGTTAGAGTTTGAGTTTGGTAGCGATATTGTGTCTTGGTCTGAGCATGTTGGAACCGTAGCTACTGTTAAAGGTATTCGTCGTTTAGCAAAAGAAATTGAGCATTTCAAAGTTTCCCCTTGACATGGTAGACGCTATTCACTAATATAGTTCTATGAATCATGATATGAGATGGCGAAGGCACTATGAAGCCTTACTTCAATACAATGATCGTTTTGGAGACGCACTAGTTCCGAGCGGCCACGTTGAGTTTTTAGACTCCGGGGAAGAACTGAATTTAGGGAACTGGGTAAGTTACATGCGGACACGGTATCGACAAAACGCATTGCCAGCCCAACGAGTTGCTCTGCTAGAATCTATTCCTTCATGGGAGTGGGGGCCGGTGCGACCGGGACCAAAATCTAGAGATGTTGTATTAGTAAGAAATAACGAAATTATATCCAAGCACATGTCGGGCGGTGTGCCGTTGTCTACGTTAGCCCGAGAGTATGGTTTATCACGCCAAAGAATTCATCAAATAATTAAGGAGAACACAAATGCGTAATTCAGAAGAATGGGAACGAGTACTAAATCAGATGACTGAAAACAGTCAGCCAAAACCTAAGGTTACCCTGGGTATCTTGATCTCTGCTTTAATTTCAGTAGCAGCGATTAGTGCTTTTGGCGGTATGGCTATCATGCTGCTAAATATGGTCGTAAACAGTGCGTGGCCCAACCTAGACGTTTTGCGTCCCGGTATCGGCTATCGTCACGGAGCAGCTATTTTTGCTATCTGGTTTATCTGGTTTGGTTTTAAGACGCAGGTTGCAAACAACATTACTAAGGGAGAAGGCTAATGTCTGTAGTTTCTGACGTAGCCACCTGGGATGCTGCGGCCAAAGAGCGACTTAAAGATGTATGGCTTTTTCATGCAGCCACGGTTTTCCAAGGTGAAGATTCATTAGAGCATATCCTTGTAAACTTGCGCAGCCATTTAGATGAGCTTATTGATACTTACTTTGGTACAAACGAAAGCCCTGAAAAGCATGAGTGGGTTATCACGGCAAAGTATGCCCTTTTGGCTGATAGTGGTCTGGCGGATGAGCCGGAGGATATGTGGCGGACTTTGTGCTCGAAACAGAATGACTATGGTCCGAATAACATTGCAAGGTTTGGCTCGTCGGGGGTTTTGCTGCGCATGCATGACAAGGTTGCCCGGTTAGAGAACTTGATTGGGAATGGCCTGACTGTTGAGAACGAATCGTTGCACGATACGTATTTAGACCTTGTTGGTTATTCTGTGATTGGTATGATGTTAGACGACGGCAGTTTCTTTTACCCTATGGGGGAGGACTGGCAGAAGTAATCGTGGGGTAGGGCTTAGGTACGGTATTATAGTAGTAATGTACGTTCCGATGGAGGAGAAAGCATATGCCCCCGACAACTGATAAGCCAGACACTGAAACGCCTAGACCTAGAGGGCTTATTGAGCGAGTTCTAGACGCTATTGATGCAGGCCGACGTGATGGTCTGTTGCCCCCTAATCCCAATAATAGACCGCAGGCCGGTTAAGCGGATTTTTAGTCGTCACTTAGCTATTTAGCTTTGTATTATTCTTGGCAGGTCGTGAATGGCTCTTATTACAGTTTCTGATATTACAACATATATGGACATTACGCTCAGTAATGTGCAAGAAGACGCTGCTGAGATTGTCATTGACGGCCTACAAGCAGAGTTAGAAGCATACCTGCGCAGACCTATTGAGCAGCAGTCCTTTACTGAAACCTATCGAATCCCTGATGTAGGGCGTGGAGTAGTGAATCAGCAGTACTATTACAACTACACTACTGATCCTTCCACGACGCTTACGTCTCCGGGTATTATCTATACTCCGATGTATACGTTGTATTTGGATAATAGTCCGGTTATTTCGGTTTCTTCTGTTTCGATTACTCCTGCTTCTGCTTCTGCTACAGCGACTGATCAGGTGGCTGAGAGAGATTACATAACTCGTGATTATGGCATTGAGTTGTTTAATGCTTTTGCTAATGACCGTGTTACGATAACATACACGGCTGGCCTAGATGGTGCCAACATCAAAGTTTTTAAGTTGCTGTTGTTGAGAGCGGCTGCCCGTGAGATGCAGAACATGCATGACGATGTGGTTGGTTTGAAGGATTTGACGACAAGAAATGTTGCACCTTTGGAGACTGGGTTTTCTGAGCGTGAGCTTATGAGCATTAAAAAGTACCGTAGAGTTAGGGTGGCCTAACATGGCTGCTCAAGTACGTGTCAAAAAAGTCCGAACTGGACCTCTAAAGCGTCGATTTGCTACGATGGTGCGCAGGTCAAATAACTTTAAGCCTGTGTTTCGTTGGGCTATGCGTGAGCTTGCGAATGCCCACGAGCAGTTGTTTGCGACAGAGGGTGCGGCTGCTGGTGGGCGGTGGGAGCGCCTTAACGAAGAGTATGCCTCGTGGAAGTTAGAGAACTACGGGGCAAACGGTATTCTTGTTGCTGATGGCTCATTGCGCCGGTCTTTAACTGCGATCAATTCAGGGCGTGGCGTTGTTCGTGATATTGGTGCTTCAAAAGCACAGTTTGGTACGTCAATTCCTTACGCTGACTACCACTTTACGGGAACTCGCAAGATGCCTGAACGCAGACCACTTTTTGTTCCGAGAACGTTTTCTGACAGAACCGCATTTATAGTTGGCCGATATATTATGGACGGGCAAAAGGGTATTGATGCGGCGGCTGCTGCGGCAAAGGTGACGATCTAAAATGATGTCAGGACCTAGATTAGCAAAATCATATGTGTCGAATTATCTCGTTAATGACATTCCGGGTAGGCTGCTTACGTATCGGAATCATTGGGGATTGAGTTCTTCTCAGCTTCCTGAGCCACGTAAGTATTTGTCGTATGAGCCGTTTGCTTTGGATGCTTGGCCGACGTTAATTACGTTGGCTATTAGTACCGGCAATATTGAGCGGACTGATTATGCTGTTGATGCTGATCCTATTTTTAGGGTGACGTATCAAATGCGTACTTATGTTTGGGTGCGTGATAGCGGTGGTCAGATTGTGACTGATCAGCGAGATAATCTTGTTGCTGTTGTTCGTGAAGCGCTTATGGACGGACCTTCGTTGTCTGCGTATGACTCGTCTGTTCCGTGCTATCCGAAGATTGATGAGTCTTCAATTCGTGAAGAGTTTTCTGATTTGACTTTGATCAAGGGTGAGCGTTTGCTAGCTGGCGCTTTTGTAGGTTATGATCTGTCTTTGGAAGAACGTGTAGATCATGATCCTCTTGGTGTGATGCAGTCTACGCAGGTAACTGTAGAGAAGATGGCGATCACCGCTAATGCTCCCACGAATCTTATTGCGGTTGCTGGAGATACTGAAGTTACTTTGTCTTGGACAGATTCAACATGGAACGGCGGCGTGTACGATATTACTGGATATAACATTCAGCAGTCTTCAGATTCTGGTTCTACGTGGACGACTGTTGTGAGCGATACTGATTCTTTGGATACGGCTTATACTGTTACGGGTTTGACTAATGGCACGTCGTATCAGTTTAGGGTTGCTTCTGTTAATCAGGCTGGAGTGGGAGCGTATTCGGCTAGTAGCCTTGCTAAAACACCGACTGCGTGATAGGATAATACTATGGCTATTGGTAGTGGTAGATGGGGCGGGTTGCGTCAAGAGCCGTATAATCCTAACCCTAAAGATGCTGATAATGACGGTATTGTTCAAGAAGGTACGCCGTTTGAGCGGCCTATTGGCACCCGGTATTTGAATGCTGCGGGCGAGGAAATTTCTAGTCTCTTAAACGGGTCTAATGTTTCTCAGTTGGACGGATTGCGCCTGGTTGATGCTAACGATAATCCTGTTGAGTATCGACAGTCGTGGCGGAGCGAAAATCTTGCGTTGGGTGAACGTCAGGAGACTATTGGTCAGTCGTTGGGGACTGTTGGGCAAACGCTGGGGACTGTTGATGAAGTTCCTGCTACTGGTGATTATAGGATTGAGCATCGTCCGCCTGGAAGGGGAGAAGGTGCACCGTTGCATGCTTTGGATCAGATTTATCCACCGGATGTTTATTCTGCGGACGCTATGAGGCTGTATGGGTCTGGTGTGCGGGCGGATGCTGCTAAAGATCGTGAGATGGCTGAAGTTATTAGTCGTGTTCGTGGTAACCCTGACGCTGAAGTGATTATGTATCGTGCTGTACCTGTGGATGGTGTGGATACTATTAACGCTGGTGATTGGGTTACCCCTTCTAGGTTGTATGCTGTTGAACATGGTGAGGGTCCGATGCGTGGCGAGTATCGTATCATTGAGATGCGTGTGCGTGCCGGTGACTTACATACGGACGGTAACTATATTTACGAGTTTGGTTATGATCCGATGCCTACGGCAAAACCAATTGATGACCGTGACTTGAGTCCTGCAGCTAAAGAGTTGCATGACGATATCATTCCGTCGTGGAGGTCAGGTGATGAAGCATGGGCTGATTTCCCCGATCTAGAAGAACGTGGTATTGCTCTCATCGACGCTTACGAAAACGGCGAGATTGACGTTTATGACTATGAGTCTAGTTACATTGAAATAGTGACTGAAGGTTTAGAGCGTCGGTTGGAATCTATTAGACAAGTGTATGGTGCAGAAACTGGTGACGTGTTAGACGCTTGGGTGCGTGGCGACTACGGGGCGACCGAAAGTATCCGTGACGGCATCAGTGAGGGGCAGTATAGTGGCTTAATTGAATTAATTGATGATTCGCCGCCTCAAGAAACGCTGTGGCGTGGCATGATGATTGATGCTGAGACGCAGCAGCGTATGGAAGCTGCGGGGGTTATCTCTATGCCTTTAGGTGCCACGTCTTCAAATGAGAGAGCTGCTGGCGAGTATGCTGGCTTGTCGGTTACTGGCGGTGGGCCGTCATCTGTTATGATTAAGGTTGAGGGCGCTAATGCGTTTCCTGCGAGAACTATTTCGCCTGTAGAGTCTGATGATGAGTGGCTGGTTGCTGGCGATTTTGAGATTGTTTCTGTTGATGAGTATGTTCAGCCGGGTGCGTTTGCTGACGCTACTCCGATTAAGCAGTGGACTGTTCGTCCTCGCCGTAAGTCTGATCCTGAAAGTCCGAGAGCTAATGTTCCGAAGGCTAAGGAGATGCGTCCCCAGGACAAAGGTGTGATGTTTTCTTCTTTGGATAAGGATGGTGTTAGATCGACGGATGACAAGGTTGTTCACCCTAATGGCACGTTGTCAATTGAGGGTATGAATGCTGATGGGTCTTTTGTTGAGTTTAGTGAAGAGTTAGAAAAGAAACTTGATGCCCGTTTTGAAGAGTTGGGTATTAGCCGAGATGAACTTACTTTGAACTTGGCTCATTCCGCCATGATAGCAATGGGTTATGACCCTGTTACTGGTGAGTTTGATCCTGAAAAAGTTAAAGAGGGTTTAGAAAAGTCACGGTGGTATTCAGAGCAAGGTGATCGGCTTCGTGCTTTGGCTGATGCACAAGATGTGGATTTGGAACGTGTAGTAGCGGCGGCCACGGTAATGTCTGCGGGTCGTCTATGGGATGGTCCTGCTAACGGCAATTATGAGAGTACTGAACGACTTATCAACATTTTGAAAGCTGATGAACCTATTGAGATTACTCCAGCTATGGCAGAGTTTCTGGCTTGGCGTAAGGGTAAAGCAACTAAGAAGACAAGCAGTTTGGGTTTTCACCAAGATTTAAAGCCGGGTCAGTCTATTCGTCCGTCTGAGTTAGACTCTGCACAGTTAGTTGAAGTTTTGTATGCCGCTAATAGCATGCGAGGCTACACTTCGTTTAAGGATTGGAAGCGAGATTCTGATACTGGTACGAAAACCCCTAAAGGTTATACGGGTGTTGAGTCTCCGTATCCGTTGTTTACGTCTAAGGGTACACTGCAGGTTAAGCAAGCTGTTGCTGTTTTGCGTGGCGATGTGACAGTACGTGATGCTATTTCTGGGCCAAAGTATTCTAGTTTTTATTCCAATCTTTTGCGCCCTGATCTTGATTATAGTTCGACCAATGATACTTGGCATTACAGGGTAATGGCCGGTAATGCGGTATTGAATCCGCTTACGAATAAAAATAAGCTTGGTTCGGGTACCATGCGAGAACTAACACTAAAAACTGAGGCAAAGTTTGGGCATTGGGAAATTGATGAAGAAACAGGCGTAAGAACGTGGAAGGCTTACACGGCTACAGCACAGGATTTGTTCCAGAGTGGTTTATCTTCAAAACCAAATGGGCTTGGTTCTGGCGACTTAATGTTCCGTGATAGCACAAAAATTTCAAGAGGGGCATTAGCTTCGCTTAAAGCGGCTCACCCAGAAATTTTTGGAGATATGACATTACACGAAATGCAAGCATTAGTTTGGGTTCACTATGGCGGAGGCACTATGAGCGCTGATGAGGGCCTGGATATTTGGGGTGATGCTTTGAGTAAGTTGCCTGTTGACGGGGCCTGGATTGACCTGATAGACTAGATTTATGAATCCTAATAATTCCCCCATGACAGATGACGGCAGTTTTGATTTTGACAGTCTGGAAGATGACGATGAGCGTTGGGAATATGCACAGTACATCGTAAACACTCCTGCTGAAGACCGGCCTGAAATTTCTGAAGAAGATGCTGCAGCCGCTTTAGAATGGTTACGTTATTCTTAGAGATTAGTTACATTGACCACTAGACGCTGCGTGGTAATATAATACTTGACAGAGCAGACGCTAAGTCTAGCCCTCAGGGCAAGTCAATACGGTATTGAACGACAACGAAATTGGAGGCTAAAGATGCCGGGAGTTAACGTCACCACTGCAGTACGCACTGGTCCTGTGGGTACTACAGATGTCGTGGCAGGTCAAGTATTTATGGTCGGTGAGACTGAGCGGGGTCCTACAGATGAACCCACGCTTCTTCGATCTTTTAACGACTATACGACCTACTACGGAAATTATGAATCAGGATCACTTTACAGCCATGTCAAGACTTTCTTTGATGAGGGCGGTTCTCGGTGCTATGTGCAGCGTGTCCTAACCAATAGTACAGACACGCCTAGTGCGGCTGGTTCTATCACTCTTACCGATTCTTCCGGTTCGGCTACTATGGTTGCTACCGCAAAGAATGCTGGTGATTGGTCAGACAATCTAGATATTGAGATTGCTGCTGCTGACGTTTCGGGTTTCAAGGTTAAGGTGTATCTAGATGATGCTCTCCTCCTTTCAACTCGTGACCTTACGTCAGTTACAGACGCAATCAACGTGGTGAACAGTTCAGCAGTTTCGCATCTTGTTGAACTTACTGACGATGATACGTCGTCTTCTAACCCAGCTACTTCTGCGGCTACTGCTCTTTCTGGTGGTAGTGATGGTCTTGCGGTTGCGGATTCAGACTATGTGACAGCAATTGCTGTAGCGACTACTAACATTACACCCAACCTTGGCACGGGCGCTATTTGTGCTCCGGGCCGTTATGGTTCTGATGTTTGGGATGCGCTTCGGGATCATGCGGCTGAGCATAATCGTGTAGCGCTCTTGGGGTTTGATGACGTTGCTGCCGCTTCAGCACGAAGCTCAGCAGCAGACTACTACGCTGATGATAAAGCAAGCTACATGGCGTTCTACTGGCCACACATCAAGGTTCCGTCACCGAACGCTGCGGAGCTGGCTTCAGGTCAGTCATCGGTTGCTGGCGCAACGGTCACGATTTCACCTGAGGCGTTTGCTGCAGGTGCTCGTGCTAGAGCAATTCAGCAGAGCGGTGGCCCGTGGCGTGCAGGTGCTGGACAGATTTCTCAGGCTCGAACTGTTAGTGCCCTGTCAAAGGATGTTACTGCTGCGACCGGCGAAACAATGGATGCGGCCCGAGTTAACGTGATTCGCAAAATTGGTAACGGAATCCGTGTTTACGGTGCCCGCTCAGTATCAAACGATGAGGCTAACTGGCGCTACATTACGATGCGTGACACCATGAACTACATTGTGACTGGTGTTGAGGCCCGTATGGAAGAGTACGTGTTTGAGACGGTAGACGCCCGAGGCAACTTGTTCGGTCGTATCCGTGGCTCAATCAAGGCTTTCTTGGAGCCGATCCGTGCTGCTGGTGGCCTTTACGAAGCGTTTGATGATGATGGCGTGATGATTGACCCCGGCTTCAATGTCGTGGTTGACAGCACTCTTAATCCAGCGACGCAACTTGCCAACGGTCTTGTTAAGGCCCAGGTTGGGGTCCGGGTTTCCGGGGTTGCGGATTTAATTGATATAGTAATCACTAAGAGCAATCTTTCGGCTCCCGTAATCTAAGGAGATATAAATGGCTAAAGCAACTCAGAGGCAGATTGTCGCAGAGATTTCAGCGGTTAGAGATGTTCCCGGCCATATTCCGGGTCCGTCTTTCGCCACGTACTTTGCTACAGTCAGCGGCGGCGAAATCAGCGCTGCAGTAGAGAAGGTGTATGACGGGGGATCGACGTTCCCTGAGGTTCTTTGTGCTCCTTCAGAAATTGGTGACATCACTCTCAGCAGGTTCTATAATCCTGATGACGATGCTGATAGATTGAACAACCTTCGTCAGTTGGTCGGTTCAACCTATTATGATGTCAAGATTTACACGCTTAATTGTGATCTGGCTGAGCCTGGGTCTGAGCGTGTGTATCCGAAGTGCTTGCTTGTTGGGCTTACTGAGCCTGATGGTGATGCTTCTTCAGGTGCTCCTGCTTCTTTCTCGCTCACGTTCTCAGTGAGCCGGGTAAGCGCTATCTGATCCTCGCATAAACATAATTGAATAAAGATTGGGCGCTGCTTCGGTAGCGCCTTTTCTTTTTTACATTGCTTGCGTGGGAGTGTAGATTTTTATATGCTATTGTTGATATGTATTGTCTACATGAGGTTAATCATGAGTATTCCAACAGTTAGTAGTCGGGTCAATGTTAAAGACCTGCACCCTAAGTTTAAGGCCCGTCTGGAAGCGTTCTTTGCTGATCCACGTATTGCGGGCAAGGTTGCTGTTGTGTCTGGTGTTCGCACCTACCAGCAGCAGAAGTACCTGTATGATGGCTATAAGAGCCGTAAGCCCGGTTTCAATCTGGCAGCTAACCCGGACCGTGTAAACAGCGCCGGGTTTCAGGGTTCGTATCATATGAGCCAGCCGAAGTTTGATGGTTACGGTTATGCGGTTGACTTCCGTATCATCAAGCGGGGTTCTATCTCTACCACGCAGGTGAATAAGATTGCTGAAGAGTATGGTATTCGTAAGACCGTGGCTTCGGAGTGGTGGCATCATCAGCCGTGTCGTGTGAGCGGTTCGAAGATGGATTGGTTCCCTGTTAAGGGCGATATCAAGGTTCCGAAGGCTGCGTCGGTTAAGTCTGAGCAGGCTCAGGCGCTTGAGTTTATTGCGGCGTGTTTTAAGACTGTTGTGCGTCGTGGCGATAAGGGGCCGGTTGTTGAGTTCCTTCAGAAGCTTCTGGATAAGAACGGTTACAAGCTGACTTCTCGTCCTCGTAAGAATTCTGGCGTTGACGGCGACTTCGGTGCTAAGACGTTGAAGGCTGTGAAGCAGTTCCAGCGTGATGAGGGTCTTGCTGCGGACGGTGTTGTTGGTCCCAAGACTTGGGCAGCGCTTGCTGACTAATGTGTCTTGCTAGTTGACTTGATTCTAGGAAAGGAATAGTATATAAACATGAGCACAGAAAATGAAATTATTGAGGTTGCAGGTTCCGCACCTGCTGCCGCACAGAAAAAGGCCAGCAAGGTTACTTTGCTGGATCAGTTGAAGACGGAGATTGCTAAAGAAGTTACCCGTCCTGAGATTGAGATTCCTATTCCTGAGCGTAAGGGCGTTACTGTCCGTTACTCTCCTAACATTACAAACGACCAGTTGAAGGCTTGGCGTCGCAACTCTACTAACCGCAAGACTGAAGAACTTGACTCAATTAAGTTCTCTTGTTATGTGGTTGGGCAGACTGTGACTGGCATTTTCTTCAACAACGAGCTTGTTCTGGATGATGACGGGAATGCGATTACGTTTGCATCGCCGGTCGTTATGGAGATGACGGACACTGATCGTCCTTTGCCTGATGCTATCAGGGCGTTCTTTGCTGTTGATCCACACCTTGAGAGCACCGCTCTTAAGATTCTTGACCATGCTGGTTATGGTGACGACGTGGACATGGAGGACCCTACGAAGGGCTAGTTGATAGCCTTTCGGAAGATGTCCGAATCAAATCAGCGGCCCGTCTAGGTGAAACGTTCCACGTTGACCCTATCCAGTTATTAGATTCCACGAATGATGAGTGGTTGATTCGTATGGCTTGTGCGCAGGCATTGGCTAGGGATCAGGCGGAAAGAGAAAGACAAAGAAAGGCCATGCAAGGTGGCTACTAAGCACCGGGGATTTCTGTAGAATATCTATAGGAATTCCCGGTTCTTCTTTTTAGGGGCAGTTATGGCTGAAGCTAGAGAACGTGTTGTAATTGAGGTTGAGATCGATGCTGATATTAGCGGCGATCTTGCTGCTATTGAGCGTAGGTTGAAGGCGTTAGAGGATCGTCAGAACGCTTTGGGTCGTGCGACTCGTGGCGCTGCTAACGCTAACCGAGATTTTGATCGCACAAACCGTCGTCTAAATAAAACAGCTGATTCAAATACACGCAAGTTTGACCGGTTCCGTAAGGTAATGGACGGGTTTAAGAACGGCCTTATGAAGGTTACCGGAGTCTTAAAGAAATTTTTGATGACTTTTTCTAAGTTGTCGTTTATTGCGATTGCTGCTGAAATTGCTATTTTTTCGGCTGCGTTGTTAGCTGTTAAAGGCTTGTTAGTTAGTGGTAGGGTTGCTGTTAAAGGTTACCAGATAGCCCTTAAAGGTTTGTCAGCGGCGGCTGCTGGTGTTGCTACTGGTTTGGCGGTGGCGGCTGCGGCTATTAGAGAATTTCAGGAAGTGCAGCTTACGCCGTTCTTTGGTGGTGGTCAGCAAGGTGCTCGTGGTGCCCGTCAGTTAAGTCGTAGTTTTACTTCGCAGACTCGTTCGTTGTTGGGTGAGTCTACTGGGGCTGTTGCTGGTTCGTTTGCGCAGGCGGGCATTCGCCGTGGTAATGTTTTGGCTAACCAGTTGTTTAACTTGTCTGGCGGTGATGCTAAGGCGGTGCAGTCGTTGGCTGCGGCTTTTGCGTCTGCACAGAAGTCTGGCGATACGGCTGGCCTTATTACGGCGTTGCAGGGTGCTAGGGGTTTTCGTGCTGAGTCTATTGCTGAGGGTGCGTCTTTAAGTAGTATTATTGGTACTGTTTCTAGAGGTGGTGCCACGGCTGATGCGTTCCAGGGTTTGGGTGATGCTTTTGCGGGGACGTTTATTGGTACGTTGAAGGCTGAAGCCGAGTCGTTTAAAAGTATTTTTGCAAACATTGGTGAGCCGTTACTGAAGCCGTTCCGTGATTCGTTTTTGCAGATTAGTCAGATTATTAAAAACGATGTGTTGGGTATTGCTCAGATTATGCGGGAGTTTGGCCCGGATTCGATGGCTCCTGCGTTGGTTGGTTTTACGGATGCGGTAAGTGAGTTTATTCGTTCTAACATTGTGCAGAATGTTAGCGATATTGCGGGTGCTGCTGATAAGTTTATTAACTTCTTTAGGTCTGTTGGTGATTTCTTTACTGGTTTTGGTGATTGGCTTCGTAGTTATGAGGGTGCTGCTGATGTTGTTATGGACATGCTTAGGGCAATGTTTAGTAGTTCTGAGGGTGGGCTGTTTCGGTCTTTCTCAAATTTGCTTGAAGAGAACAGAGAGGCGTTTATTGCCTTTGGTGATGCCTTAGGTAATGTGATAAATGCATTTAAGCAGGGCTTTGCGCAAGGAAATAGTGGTTTCTTTAATGCTCTTCCGAGGCTGGTTGATACGTTGAATGTGGTGGCTACGAGTGTGTTGCCTAACTTGTTTGAAGTGTTTGGTGCTATGACGCCGCTGTTTGAGCGGTTCCCTGAGATTATTCGTGATATTACTGAAACGCTTGGGCCTATGTTGGTGCGTATTTTTGAGGCGATGGAACCTATTTTTGATAAGTTACCTGATGCGTTCAAGGGATTGTTGAAGGTGTTGTCTGCTCTTGAGCCTCTTATCATGTTGTTGATTAAGGCTGTTGATTTGTTGGCTTCTGCTCTTCTCGCTATTCCGGGTGGGGATATGGTGTTGGGTCTTGGCGGCTTGTATGCGTTTGGTAAGGGCAAGTCTGCCCTGAATGCTAGAAAAAATCCTGCCGCTGCAGCCCGTCGTGCCAATCGTGGTCCTAGCTTTTTCTCTCGTGGAGTTAGTGCCTTAGATGACACTATGTATAACAGAACTGGGCCTGTCGCTAACCGTTATCTAAATATGCGCACAAATCCTAATGGCATGTTTTCTGCGGGTACAAGCAAAGCTGCGTTTGCTTCAAAATTGTTAACTCCACTCGCTGGCGCTTTAGGTGCTAAAAACTTTTATGACGCATATCAGGCGGGTGTGGCAGAAGGGGGCGGAGGACGAAGCTCTAACGCCTTCGGCCTTGATCGTGGTCTTAGCATGGATGGTCTGAGGGGTATTTCTAATTACATGGAGAATGATCCTATTGGTGCTGGTTTTTCTGCTGCTGGTATGGCTGCCACTGCGGCTTTGTTTGGCGCAAATCCGGCTTTGGCTGCAGTGATAGGCGGCGGTGTGACTACTTATGGTGCCGGTAAGCAAGCCCTGAGTCAAGGTTCGTCTATGGGAAACACACTTACAGGCATTGCAGGGTCCACGGTTATGGGTGCCGGTTTAGGGCAAATGCTGATTCCGATTCCCGGTGTAGGCGCATTAATAGGTGCGGGTGCGGGTGCTATTGCTGGCACTATTGCGTTTGGCGGCACGCATGTGCTTCAATCGATGGGCTTCTTGGGCGGCACAAAAGGTGATAGGCAAAGACAACGAAACGAAGATTTCGCAGCAGGCATGTCAACAAACCTGTCATCGATTGCGGCTAACGGCGGAACCGACGCACAGTTCATGGAAGCACAATCGTTGTTACAAAGCGCTGAAGCAGCCATGATGGCAGGCATGACCGCAGAAGGTTTCACTGAAGGCGACACGAACGCTATGAGAACGTTCCTTATGCAAGCTCAAAGTTCTGGGCTGTTAGCGGGCACAGAGTTCGCTAATATGGACTTTACGCAAATGCATTTAGATGACTTTATTCAGAATGAACTTGGTGGCGTAATGGATTCGTTAACAAAGACGATTGAATCTGAAACTGCTCGTCGCCAACGTGAGGAAGAAGAAAGACTCCGCAAGATCAATATTGCTGTTGGTGACTTGTCTGAAACGTTAGAGGTTTCTCGTGGCGAAATTGAACGGTTTGTTTCAGAGTTTGGTATTGCGTTGGATACAGCAAACTTGGCGGGTGTTGAAACTCTCTTTGAGTTGTATAACGCTCCTATGATTGATTTGGCTCAAGGTTTCTTGCCTGACCTTACCACGACTACTGCTTATGGTATGGAAGCGAAAGCTAGTGCAAACGCTGCGTTAAATGCGTTGGCTGATGCAGATAAACTAGGCCAGTATAACACTGCTGATTTGCAGCAGTTTATCAGTGACTATACTTCTACGGAGGTTGCGTTTGGTGGTAACGCTGCTGTTTCTGGTTTGTCTGCGATTATGGAGTTGAAGCGTCAGGTAGAAACTGGCGGTTTGAGTGAAGAGTTTGCCTCCATGTTTAACCTTGATGAGTTGTTGGCTAGTACTGCCCTAGAGATGGCCACGACGTTTGGTGTTCCGGTTGAGAACATAATGGCTGCGATTGAAACGGGTAATGTTGATAACGTGACGGCTTACCTTGAGGAGACTGATAGGACGAGAGAGATTGCTCGTGCGGGCGTGTTTGGTACGGGAACTTATGGTCAGCAGCAGGCGTATCTTGATGAGAACGCTGCTTCTTTGGTTCAGGATTCTAGGTTCCGTGAGATTTTGATGAATTCGTATGATATGTTCTCTGGTATGGAGGACGCTGATATCGCTATGATGCAGCGGGGCGGTCTTGATTATGAGCAGATTTTGCGGAGCGCAGCTGAGGAAGGTAGTTTGCCTGCGATTATGCAGCAGTACCTTTCAGAGGTGGGCAACGATAATGATGCGAGCCTTGCAGCGCTGCAGGCGATTGAGACTGCAATTGAGGGGGTTGCTCCGATGGTTTCATTGAATGGTGAACCTGCAACACGAGTTTCTCAGAATGGTTCAGAGTACTCTTTCACTATAAACGTCGCACCAGTTTCAACTGAGTAAAGTAAAGGGTAAAGATTATGGCAGCAAGTACAATTATAGCTTTATCGGGAAACCCGATTGCGTTTCCTGAGTGGACTACGGTTGATGTTAAGCGTGCGATTTTGCGTGCAAGTACCTCAAGGGGGCCGAGCGGTACACCGCCGGACCCGGAGCCGCTACTGGCCCGTGCGGTATCAGCACCACGAGACCGTCTTTCGGCTCCGTTCGAAACGCTTGACGCTGAAGAAGCTCCTGCAGAGGAACCGCTGCCAGAGTTCTTGGAAGTAGTGTTTCCGTTTGGTCCACAAAACTTACAGCACCAAAACTATGGCGGAACTTACCAGCAAATTCAGCGACCCTACCTTAAACCGTTAAACGTCTATTCAACTCCACAGTTGCGTACTGTCACGTTTAATGCGGTCATTGCTCACCGCCCAAGCGGCGGCATGTCGGTTGGACCTCTGAACGAAGACGGCGATTCGGTACAGGGTGTTGTTGACACGTTAGAGCAAATTGCTAGTTCTGGTTTTCCATGTGAGTTTATTTACGGTACGCAGGCTTTGCCGTTTTTGTCGTTCTTGACACAATTTTCGTATACGGTTAAGTATCGTAATAAAGATGGTGAGCCTTTACGTATTGAGGCTAGTATTCAGTTGACTGAGCGGGTGGAGTATAGGCCGTTGACGGAGGAGTTGCCGTTGATTGAAAGACCTCCTAAAGCGGTGGGGGTTGGATCACCTCCTCCTGCTGACCCGTTAAATTATGCTGATCTTGCTGTAAAATACGGTCAAGATGCGGCGGAGATGGAGGCATTTTTAATAGATGTTTCCGTAACAGCCACCACACAATACGGTTTAAGCGATACAGAGGCTTACGAAACACTCGCTAGCATTGGCGAACTAGCGTTTTAAGGTTAAATATGAACTTTTTACCTCTAGACAGTCTACTCATCGGTGAACTTGACGAAACCGAACTGAAAGAAATCAAAGAAGGCATCATGAACCTATCTATTGATCTCACAAGCAAAATGGTAAGCGAGCTAAAGTTCACAGTCTACGACAACAACTTTAACATGTTTACCAACAACTACTTTATCATTGGGCGAAGAGTTACTTTCCTTAATGAAGAGTACGAAATTGCTGAAGCGTCGCTAAACTTCAATGCCCGCAACCGCAACATTACAGTTCGTGCAAGGTCACGAGCAACAGAACAGATGCGGAAAGATAAAGGCGCAAAGTCGTTTGGTAACATTTCGCCTTCAATTTTTGCTGCCAACATGGCTGAAAAGTTTGGGTTGCAAATTTTTGCTGAAGATAGTCCACGGAAAGCGATCAAACGAGAAGCTTCGGAGAATAAAGAAGAGTCTACGTGGGATGTTCTTGTTCGGTTGGCTAGAGAGTTAGAGTTTATGTGTTTTGAGGCTAGAGGGGTGTTGTTCTTTGCGTCTCAGGATTTTATTGCGGATCATGCTCCTGAGGTTACTATTTCGACTCCTCCGTTTCAAATTAACACATATGGTGAGTTGGATTATTCTAGGATTTCGGGTGAGAATCCGTTGGAGGCTACTTCGCTTGATTTTAAAGCTTCGCAGGATGAGGAGAAGCCTTATAATGGTTCTTTGTCGTTGTTGACGAATGCTACTAGTAGGTCTTTTTATCCGGGTGTGGTTGTTAAGCTTCCAGATTTGACTGCAAAGTATGGTAATCCTCGTTTGATGGTTGAGCGTGTGAGTGTGGAGGCTGGTGTTGATAAGTTGGTGAGGATTACTTGTTCGTCTGTTGATTCGTTAGAGGAGCTTGAGTGTAAGTTGAAAACATTTGAGAGGGGTGCGTCTGGTGATTGTGTTAAGCGTATTCAGCGTGCTGTTAAAACTCAGGTTGATGGGAAGTTTGGTCCGGCTACGGAGGCGGCGGTGAAGCGGTTCCAGGCGTATGTTGGTTTGCCTGAGACTGGTGTTGTGGATGCTGCGACGTGGGATAAGATTGAGAGCACTACGGTTGATTTCCCGTTGCAGACGAGTAGTGGCATTACGAGTCGCTCAGCTAGTACGTCTACTACGGATGATGGTGGGGTTTCAGAAGCGGAACGGCTGGCAGCTGCTAGAAGGCGGCAAACTGAATTGGAAGATCGTGAGAGGAGATTACGTTCGCCGGGTATTACAGCAACTAAAAAAGTATTGTCTCCTACGGACGCTGAAATTGAAGCGGGTGTTCTTAGAGTAAAGAAGGCTGCTAGTGCGATTGTGGACAATTTCTTGGAGATTGTGTCCCCGCCTCGAACGAATCCTACGGTACCGAATGAGGTATTAACTGACTTTTGGAATAGTCCACAGGGTATCGCTTTGGCTGAACACCACAAAGAAAAAGGGAACATACTACCTTAGGATAGATTGAATTATGGTTTCTAGAGCAATAAACACAGCATACTCTACAGGCGGCGGCGCTAACGGTCTTTGGCGTGCCATCGTACAAGCAGTAAACGACAACTCTCTTAACGTTACTATTCCACGTTTGGGTCAAAACAACGTGTACGAAAACGTGCCGTATATTGGTTTCACTCCGCAGGTTGGTGACCGTATTTGGGTTGGGTTTATTGAGGGTCGTTCTTTTGAGCCTGTGGCGTTTGTTGGCGCTAATAACACTTCTGGTGATCCCGCAGAGGCTGATATAACAGAGGTGATCGCTGGGCTTGGTTTAAGCGGCGGAGGCGATACTGGTTCGGTTACGATTGACTTTGAACCAAGCGAACTCACAACCGTGACATTAGCATACGACGACAAAGTAGTCATCAGTGATGACAGCGATAGCGGCGAACCTAAGCTCGTTCCTATCTCTGAAGTGATCACAACCGCTAATGGTGACGGCGGCGAGCCTATCGGTCATGAAGACAAATCCGAGAGCGTTATCTCTTTTGATTATTCCACGAGAACTTTTACGATTGCCCCCGTAAGCGACAGTTATGTGGTTTGGTGTGCCGGTCAGAAGTTTGTTAAGACAGATTCTGAGAGCGTAGTTATCGGTAGTTCTTCGGATTTGTACTACATTTCGTTTGACGCTGAAGGCGTGTTGCAGGCTACTACGACATTTTACCAGTGGGATTCGGAAACCCCTACTGCTTACATTCATTACAACTCTGGTGAGCCTGCTAAGTACATGCTGTTTGATGAGCGGCACGGTATTGTTTTGGATTGGCAGACGCATGAGTATTTGCATCGAACCCGTGGAGCGGCGATTGCTAATGGCTTTGATGCGTCTAATTTTGATGTTTCTACACAGAATGGTAGCACTGACGATCAGGCGTATATTGATATTGCTGATGGTACGTTCTTTGATGAGGACTTGCAGGTAGATATTGTTCATTCTAATACTCCCACGGCGAATACGTGGGAGCAAGATTTGCAGGGGCCTGCTCAGATTCCTGTGTTTTATCAGAGCGGCACGACTGGGTGGACTTATGATGCTCCAACTAACTTCCCTTTGAAGTATGGTGGTACTCCTAGTCCGACTTATAATTTGAATTCTGGTGGCACGTGGAGCACTCCTGAGATCACTTCAAACAATTATGGTATCAGTTGGATCGTGGCAACTAACCAGTTGAATTATCCTGTGATTGCGATTATGGGTCAGGATTATTACACGAATGTGGGTGATGCTGAGGCGGTGACTTGGGATTCAATGAATCTTGACGATTTGCCTGTGGTTGAGTTGCGGGTATTGTATAAGGTTATTTATCGTGCTTCTGGGTCGAACACTCCGGGCGCTTATTTTGTTGAGGTTGATGATTATCGTAGGGCGTTGTCGTCTGCTACGAGTACTGCTGCGGCTGTGGTGGATCATGGTAATTTGACTGGTTTGGGTGATGATGATCATACGCAGTATTTGTTGGTTGATGGTTCTCGTGATGCTGTTGAGTTGACGGTTACTGGTGATCTTGTGGTTGATACGGACACGTTGCATGTGGATGCAACGAATGATCGTGTTGGTATCGGCACTACGTCTCCTGCTGCGGCTCTTGATGTGGCAGCGACTGGGGCGGATGCTGTTCACCTTCATGGTCAGGTTCGTATTGATGGCGCTGACCCTAGCCGTTTGACTATTGGTGCGAAGGATTCAAGCAACCTCTGGAATCTGGACAACAACAACGGGACGCTTCGGATTTTCCGTGAAAACTGGGCTGCTTCGGGCACTGGCTCAAGCGGTAGCACCAAAATCACCATAACCGATGACGGTGATGTGGCGTTTGATACGGACACGTTGTTTGTGGATGCAACGAATGATCGTGTGGGTATCAACACTACCTCTGTGACTGCTGGTCATGTTTTGGAGACAAGAGGAGCAGTCCTCATCTCGTCTACGGCTGGCGTTGGCAACACGCACTTCCCGTTCACCGACGGACGGTTCTATTACACCGCCGACCCGGAGACGGGCGGCACAGGTGACCATGTGTTCCGTCATTACAGTGGTGGTTCGTATGTAGAGCAGATGCGGATTTTGGAGGGTGGCAAGGTCGGCATCGGCACTAATTCGCCTGTTGCCGGGTTGGATATTGCTACGACTGCTGGCGACACATGGACGACTAACGGTTGGGATTCGGGCCTGATTCTCAACGCAGCTTCGGCGCTGCGTTGGCGGACCGCCAACGGTGTCGATTGGGGAATCGGCAACTCCGGCTCGACCCTCTACTTCATGTCGTCTACGAGTTCTACTACGGGTGCGGCTGCTGATTATCGGATGGTCATAAACGGAAGCGGTCAGGTGGGCATTGGCACCACGGCGCCTACTGCGGGTTATGAGTTGGACGTTATCGGAGATGGCCGGTTCAGCAGCAGTGTCTACGCACAGCTCCACAACTCAAACAGCAACCAATCACGAGACAAGCTGCGGGTGTGGGATAGCTCTCCGTTTACCATTGGTATGAAGACCGGCTACTCGTTCGGATACCTCGGCGGTGTGACCACCGGCACCGATTACGCCATGTCGTTCCAGATGAGTAACAACGCTAACCGTGGCTGGTGGTGGGGCGATACTGGTCACACCGACGCTCAAGGTGCGATGTCGCTGACGACGCAAGGACAGCTCTACGTTGCCACTCGTATTCATGTCGGTGGTGGCGAGTCAAGGACCGATCCGCTGACGACGTACAACTTCGTCAACAGTGGCACGTCGTACCTGTACGGCAATGTTTCAGCACCCGGCATTTACAATCTCACGACAGTAGCGACCACGCCATACATCCATTTGAGTTCAGGCACCTACGCCTACAAGCTTTACCGCTCAACCTCGACGCTTGCGTCCAAGCGGAACATCGAAGAGTTGAGCGACACTTACGCCGACCTCATGCTTCAGTCTCGGCCTGTTTGGTATCAGTCGGCTGTTGAGACTGACGACCCTGGCTGGTCATGGCTCGGCTTGATCGCTGAAGAACAAGCCGCTCTTGATCCTCACCTTGCCAACTGGCAGGTGCGGGAAGATTGGGAAGGCGAGGAGTTTGAGCACCTGTCGATGTACCCAGCCGAAGCACTTGAAGTTTCAGGTGTTCCCTACGAAAGATTGTCGGTGCCTTTGTTGTTGCTGTGCCAGCGTCAGCAGCGAGAGATTGACGACCTTCAAGCACGACTAGCTGCGCTAGAGGCACAGTAACGCCACGTTTATGGAAACAGGGTTGCTTCTTTAACCCGTATCCACTATACTATTGGAAGCAACCAATGGAGTAGAACATGTTTCCCAAAACGTTTACGCAACTGTTTGCGTCTTTAACCGCAGCCTTCTTGCTTATAGGCTGTGCTGCTGATGATCCGCTAGACATCAACGACCCTGAGCCTAACCCTGAGCCTGTTGTGGAAGAAGTAGAAGAACCTGTTTCTACTCCACGGCGAGTAGAAGACTATTCGTCTGTAGCGCCTGCCAATTTGAGCGCTCTAGAACCTGTTATTGACGTTCTACTAGACGAATATACGTGGGGCCGTGGAGACAACGTAGAAGCCTTACAGAGAGTCTTGGGCGTCACAGCAGACGGCCAGTATGGCCCTAAAACCAAAGCAGCCCATATCGAACTGTTAGAAGGCATGGGGTGGAGTACAGACAACGTTCCAGGGTCTCCTGTGGTAAGTTCAACGGCGTCTAACACGAACCCTACTCCGCTGTGTACTGAATGGTGGGATGTGGCTCGTTCTGCGGGGTGGGCTGAAGAAGATTTGCCTAAACTTGGGCAGATCATGTTTGAGGAGTCCACGTGCAGGCCCGGAGCTATTAGTCCTACGAGAGATTATGGTTTGACTCAGATTAACTGGGCGGCACACGGAGGTAGGCTGACAGGTCTTGGTTTGACTCGTGAAGATTTGCTTGATCCGTACACTAATTTGGTGCAAGCCAAGTACATTGCGGATTCGGCTGCTAGTTGGGCTGGCTGCAAGTGGCAGCCTTGGTATATGAGCGGCAGTTGGTGCGGCTAATGTGGTATACTAGGTGTGTAACCTATTTTGGAGTTTGTTATGGCTAGAAAGAAAGCTGTTAAAAAGACTGTTAAAAAGACTGTTAAAAAGACTGTTCAGTCTCAGCCCGCAGTTGAAGAGTACATTGCGCCAGAGTATCTAGGCGTTTTACGTAACGGGTCTAGAGATGCATCTGTAAATCACGTGCAAGAAAAGCTAGGAATTACGGGAGACGGATGGTACGGGCGAGAAACCACTCGTGCTGTCCGAAAGTACCAGCAAAACAACAAACTCTATAATGACGGTATTGTTGGCCCTAAAACATGGAAGCACATGTTCGGATAGCCATAGGCTTGACAGACTAACCTGCTTTGGGGTAGACTACCTCTATGGATAAAAAGATTGTCAGAGAAGCCGTAGCACCCGCTGCGATCCCGACTTTAGCGGAGAATACGCATCGGGCTATTGAGCTACTGATTGCAAAAGACGGCGTGTTCCGAACCGACGAGTCTTGGGTGTACACTGCTCTGCAGCCGCTAATTAAAAGCGGCCACGTTGACGTTGACGGAACTACCATTTCAATCGGTAAGGACTTTGAACCGTTCCTGCTAAACATGGCTGACCGTTCTGCAATTTACAACACAACTCTAAAGAACTACAGACAGTTGGTTGCGTCTAATGCTGAAAAGTATGATGTAACCAATTTTGACGTTATGGACAAAGTTGCTTCAATACATAACACTGATGAGAAAATTGTTTACCTCACAAGTGTTTTGGCTGAAACTTTCGGCAAGCTAGAAGAAGCTTTGAATCGAACTTCTTATTTGGAAAACCTTTGTAAAGAGATGGATATTTCGTTATCTGTCATGGAGTCTATGACTTTTGATGAGAGTTCTGACAGTTAATGCACGAGTTCTGCTCGCCGTGCTGGAGCATCCTGATATGACTCAGAAGCAAATAGCTGACGAGTTGGGGATGCGCTACCAGCATGTTTGGCGGGCGTTAGACCGACTAGTAAAGGAAGGAATACTGCGGAAGGAACGTCAAAATAGACGGACCTACTTTTTTGCAGATGAAGGGTTTTACAGCCTTGATGACATTCAACGCTTACAGGCTTGCATGTCGCTGCAACATGTGGTAAACTCATAGATTATGGCTAAGATACTGTATTACGATATAGAGACGGCACCGAACCTAAGTATGGTTTGGGGCCACTACGAGCAGAATGTGATTACACATGAGCGAGAGTGGTATATGCTTTGTGTCTCTTACCGTTGGGAGCACGAGAAGAAGTCTCATGTGACTTCGCTGGTTGACTTCCCTGCGGACTATAAGAAAGACCCTGAGAACGACTTCCACGTGGTTAAGAAGCTGTGGGAGTTGTTTGATGAGGCTGACATTGTGATTGCTCACAACGGTGACAAGTTTGATATGCGTAAGGCTAACGCTCGTTTCGTGGCCCACGGTTTAGGTCCTGCGTCGCCTGTTAAGTCAATAGACACGTTGAAGGTTGCCCGTAAGTACTTTATGTTCAACAGCAACAAGCTAGATCATCTGGGCGATCATTTGGGCGTTGGCCGTAAGGTTTCTACCGGAGGGTTTGAAACCTGGGCCGGTTGTATGCGTGGCGATATGAAGTATTGGAAGTTGATGATTAAGTATGCTAAGCAGGATGTTGATTTGCTTCGAAAAGTTTATCTTCAGTTGCGTCCTTGGATGACGAATCATCCTAACCTTAACATCTTTGATGGTACGAATGCGTGTCCTACGTGTGGGTCTAAGCGCTTGCAGAAGCGGGGTACTAAACGTACACAGGTGTCGGTTTACCAGCAGTATCAATGTAACGACTGTGGGTCTTATTCTCGTCAGCGAGTCGCTGATGCTGACGCTATCAAGCCTGAGATTGTTCCCTGATTTAGATTGTTATGTTTACATCAGACGATCTGTATGGAATGGCTCCAGACAAGTTACTAGTTTCTGACGACTTTACTGTCTGGTACGCCTTTTATGACGATGAACTATCCGTGCTGTCCAATGCTGAGGGCACGCTTGAAGCTTACAGTTACGACAATAAGTCGGAGTATCGTGAAGTTCGTCGGTTTATTAAAGAGCAGTATCCTGTGAAAGAGACAAATGCGTACACCTACGATGAAGATTAGACCCAAAGCTTACACGTTTGATGATGTGCTAATTGTTCCGAAGTATTCGGAAGTGCGAAGTCGAACAGATGTAGACTTGTCCGTAAAACTAGGCAAGCATCATTTAACGATGCCGTTGATCGCCGCCAACATGGACACAGTATGTGGTCCTATCATGGCTAGCGAAATGGATCGTTTGGGTAGCTTTGGGGTCATGCACCGAAACATGCCTCTTACTTCCAGTGGTGACCCGTTGACAAGTACACGGTTTGGTTCCGTTGCTGGACGAACTATTAGGTCAGCAGTTGCTTTTGGAGTTAACGAAGACCTAGACCTTGTTGTGAGTGAAGCAAACAGTTGGCGTACCCAAATTCTGGTACTAGATATTGCTCACGGTCACAGCAAGCACGCTTTGAATGCCCTGCAGTACGTCATGTCAGGGATTGAACATGAAGCCACGTTTATTGGCGGAAATGTTGCTACTCGTTCAGCTGTTGAAGATTTTGCTAAGATTGGTGCAGATGTAGTGAAGGTCGGCATTGGTCCTGGCAGCGTGTGCTCTACACGGGTGGTTGCAGGCGTTGGTGTTCCGCAGTTGACGGCTATTGCAGATTGCTCTATAGTAGCAGATGCGGTAGGCATTCAGGTTATTGCTGACGGCGGAATCAAGACGCCTGGAGATGCTGCTAAGGCTATTGCTGCAGGTGCTGATGCTGTCATGATCGGCGGCATGTTTGCTGGAACTGACGAAGCCCCCGGAAAGAAGTTTACTCTGGAAGACGGCACTGTGGTCAAAGAGCACCGTGGCATGGCGTCTGCTGAGGCAGGCTCTGCTTTCCCTGAGGGTGTTTCAGGGGTTGTGGCATCAAAGGGGCCGGTTGCGGATGTAGTGGAGTCGATTAACCGAGGTATCCGCTCTGCTTGTAGTTATGTTGGTGCTAGCTCACTGGCGGAGTTGCAGTCTAATGCAGAGTTTGTTGAAATATCTCCGGCTGGTTTGCGAGAATCCGCTCCGCATGATATAATCAACGCTAACTTATGGTAAACGAAGACTCTATTACACTTTTTGATGACTGGCTACATGCGACCGCACACGGCGACAACGCTTTAGGAGAAGTCGTTCTGGTTCGTTCAGACGACGCCTTTAGTGATTTTCGTGACTGGTTGCTTGAGCGGCAGCGCCCTTTGGCCTACGACATTGAAGCGAGCGGCCTTGATACGTATTCGCCTGAATGGGTAATTAAGAGTATTCAGTGGGGCGACCAAGACAAGGCGTTTGTTTTTATCTGGAACGAACCGTGGTTTCAGAAGTCCATTGATCTGGTTATGAGCGAGACAGACTATAGGCTTCTCGCACACAATGCCACATTCGATGCGCTAGGTCTAGATCGTCACAACCACGTTGATGCTATAGAGCTTCTGGCTCGCACATATGACACGAAGATTTTGGCGCATTTGGCTGATCCTCGCAGCCGTCAAGAAGGCGGCGTGGGACACGGCTTGAAGAACTTGGCTGCCCATCATGTAGATAAGTCTGCACCTGACTCTGACTCTGCTTTGAAAGAAGTGTTTCAACAAAACAAATGGTCAGTTCAGCAGGGTTGGAAAAACATCCCTGCGACTCACCCTACTCTTGTGCAGTATGCAGGTATGGATGTTATTTTGACTGCGAGACTTTTTCCTAAGTTGCGTCAGGAGATTAAGCGTCAAACGATGGATCATCTTGTGAAGTATGAGCATCAAATTCTTATGCTTGTTGCTGGTATGGAACGACGTGGTATGCGTATTGATATTGAATACGCTAAGCGTTTGGTAGAAGACATGACTAAGGAAGAGCATCGCAATATTGATATTGTGAAGAGCTTTGGTGTTGCTAATCACAACGCCACGAAAGATGTGGCGGCTGGGTTGCAGGCGTTAGGCGTGAAGCTACTTGAGACTACGAATTCAGGCGCTTTGAAGGTTGATAAGACTATCTTAAACGCTATTTGCGATGATGAGGATGCGGGCGATGCTAGAGTTCTTGCTCAGGCTGTTATGGCCGCAAAGAACAATGCAAAGTGGCGTGATTCTTATGTAACTGCGTCTCTGGCGTCTATGGATTCTAACGGCAGAGTTCACCCTAAAATTAACAGTTTGCAGGCGAGAACTGGTAGAATGTCTATCAACAATCCTCCTTTGCAGCAGTTGCCTTCAGGAGGCGATGCTATACGTCGAATGTTCTTAGCAGAAGAGGGTTGCCGAATGGCTTCAATTGACTTTTCTGGTGTAGAGTTGCGTGTATTAGCGGCCCTATCTCAAGACCCTGTTATGCTAAAAGTCTTTAAGGAGGGCGCTGACCTTCACCAGACTACGGCGGACAACACGGGCGTGACTCGTAAAGTAGCCAAGACTGTTAACTTTGGTAAGGTTTACGGGGCAGGACCTAAAACTTTGGCTCGTCAATCAGGTCTAACTGTTGAAGAAGCCCAGAAGGTTTGTGACTTGTTTGACAGCACATATCAAGGTGTAACCAAGTTTTCGCACCAGTTAGCGTTTCCTGTTAAGAAAGGTCAGCGTAGTTACGTTGTGACCCACACTGGACGTAAACTGCCGGTAGACGAAGAGCGCCCCTATGCCGCCCTGAACTACTGTATTCAGTCCACGGCTAGAGATGTGCTTGGTAGAGCGATGCTGAAGGTGCATGATGCGGGCCTGTGGGATTACGCTGTTCTTCCCATCCACGATGAAATTTTGTTTAGTTTCCCTGAAGACAAGGCTGAAGAGCTTTGCCGTGAAGCAGGTGTAGTTATGGAGATGATTCTGAAAGATGTCCACATTTCAACAGAGCCTGACTTGGGTGGAAGTTCTTGGGGAACGTTATATACAGAAGGCGAACACGACGTGATTGAGTTGAACGATGAGGACCGCAGAACGTATGGCGACGAGCATCTCATTAAGCACCTGTTTGAGTCGCAAACGTTCGAGTTTTAGGTCTTCATTAGAAACAAAACTGTGGTGTTACTAACAAAGCTAGTCATTTACCCGCAAAAGTTACTGGTCGGGCTTGACTGTACTACTGATTTGGTGTAAAATCGGACCCGACTAGTGTCCAAACACAGTCAAATACCTACCATCGTCATATATACGGCCACTTTGGCCAAAGAAAGGAGTACGTTAATGTCAGGATACAAGAGGAGTTCAAAGCACAAAATTCTTACCAGAGAAGAAGAAGTTGTGTTAGGGCGTACAGTCATTGAAGGGCAGGAGGCCGCTAAAGCATTGAATGATGCGCATATCGAAGGTATCAACTTAGATTTTAGTGAGCGCCGCAAGCTGCAAGTGGCTGTTCGTGAAGGTAAACGGGCCAAGGACACATTTGTGGAGCACAACCTTAGGCTAGCCATGGATACGGCTGCAAAGTACGCTAGGTCCCAGTCTCGTCTTGAGTACGAAGATTTGATCCAAGAAGCCACTATTGGTCTTATGCGGGCAGTAGATAAGTTTGACCCTGAGCGTGGATTCAAGTTCTCTACATATGCCACGTGGTGGTGTCGTCAGGCTTGTCAGCGGGCAATTGCCAATTATGGCCGTGCTATACGTCTACCTATGCATGTTGAGGCTGATGTGCGTAAGTTGGCTGCTGTTGTTGATGAGTTTTCTACTTATCAAGATACTGTGTCTCGGCATGAGGTAGCAGAGTTTTTGGGCTGGGAGTTTGACTATTTGGAAGACATTTGGGAACACATGGACAACTCCAAGCTTGAATCTTTAGATAATCCTTTGTCTGAAGAGAGCGGTATCACGTATGCCGACACTCTTGTAGACAGCGATCAAACTCCCGTGGAAGATGTCGGAACTGAGTCTTCGTTCGCTAATGACATTCTGAAGGCTTTGTCAATTCTTCCTGAACGTGAGTACAACGTGCTTGTCATGCACCACGGCCTTGCTGGCTTGCAGGAGCCTATGACTCTACAAGACATTGGCAACCATATGGGGCTGACTCGTGAGCGTGTGCGACAGTTGGAAGCTAAAGCTATTGCACGGTTGAGGCATCCCTCGTCTGGTGTTGCTTGGGCATTTACGCAGAGCGAAGAAAACTAATATTTGCATGACTGCCTGACTAGTGCTATACTTATAGCCCTAGCCCCCGTGGCGGAATTGGCATACGCAGCGGACTTAAAATCCGTCACCTTTATGGTTTGTGGGTTCGAGTCCCACCGGGGGTACTACTATTGAAAGGAAAACATGAACATATTTGTAGTAGACCAAGACCCTGTTGTAGCAGCTAACTCGTTGTGCGACAAGCATGTACCTAAGATGATTGTGGAAACCACGCAGATGCTTGTGTCTGCTTTGCGTCGCCATGGTGCATCAGATGACGATGTTCCTTTAACAAAGTCAGGTACCCCTCACAAGGGCGGTTACCCTAATCATCCTGCGACCCGATGGGTGGGTGACTCTCGCACTAATGCTGCGTGGTTGTTAGAGCACGGCTTTGGCTTGTGTTCGCAGTTTGAACTTCGCTTCAATAAAGAGCATGCGTGTTTTACGCAACTTGAAACAGTGATGGACACTCTAGACTTCATTCCTGACCACGGTTTAACTGATGTGGCGTTGTGTGTTGGTGAAGAACTTCAGAATGGCCGCACCCATGCCCCTATTGATGATGCTGTGCATGTTTATAGAAATTTCTATAGAATAGACAAGGCTGAGTTTGCTAAGTGGGACAAGGGTGTAGATGCCCCTGTCTGGTGGCAGGCGAACCAACTAGTTGACACGACGATTTGAGAAAGATAACATATACACATGAGTGACATAAATATTGACCCAAACCTAGTAATTGCTGACCTACTTGACCAGATTAAGAAGCTGTCGGGTGATAACGCTGTGCTTCGTAGTGCGCTTACGCAACTTCAAAACAGCATGGCAGAAGATACTTCAGCGATTGTGTCTAAGTCCGACGAAGACTGATAATTTCTTCAGTATACTATAACTGAGGAGGTTTGTTATGTCTGCCGGTTCTTACAATTTTACCTGCGAGCAGGGCGCTACGTTTAGTAGAACTTTAACTGTCAAAGATAGTAATGGTGACGCACGTGATCTGAGTGATTACACTGCACGGATGCAAGTGCGGCGGCGTTTAACCGATACGTCAACCCTGATTGAGTTGACTACTGAGAATGGTCGAATTTCGTTAAACAGCGAGGGTGAAGTCAGTCTGAGTATTGGTGCTACAGCAACAGCAGCGTTGTCTGATGGCGGCGTCTACGATTTAGAGCTTATTGCGTCTGATGGCACTGTTGAGCGAGTTATTGAAGGCAACTTTGTTCTGTCTCTAGAGGTGACAAGATAATGTTTACTTATGACCACGGCATGTTAGCTGATGTAGCGTGGAGTGAATATATTGCTGTCAAGAAAGAAAACCTTGATTTGCGCTGCCAGTTAGAAACAGCCAAGCAGACTGTTGAGGCTTTGCGTACACAGATTGATTCGTTAGCCTCCATGGTTGAAGCGCTGCAGGCTGATGCAGATGAAAGTGCTGATTGGGATGCAGAGTCTAAACTGGAACGTTGACGGGCACAGACTCGTTTTAAACATAACGAAAAGCAATGTTGATATTGCCCCCGGTATCTGCCCTCATGGGGCAGTGCAGGGGGCACCTTGCTATCATGCAGGGGTTGATGGTTGTGTCGTTAACTACTTTATTAATGTGTTTGGTTTAGAGACCAACACTGGCACTGTTCCTGCTTCGCCTTCTATTGAGATTGCTTGGTGCTCGGAGGGTAGCGAATGGGACGTTGATTTAGTTGAGTTTCTTATGATTCCGGTAGAGGACCCTCACTTTAAAGATTGGTTTGATTCTCAGCAGAGTAGTGCTTGAGAAAGCCCCCAAGTTTTCGGTAGAATCATAGTAGAAGTTTTATTGGAGGAGTACCGTGGCACACGTAGGGCTTTCGTACCCGTTTAGGGTAGATAATGACAATCGACGTTTTGGTACCGTTGCTAGCGATACGGACACATACAAGGCTGAGCAGATTCAGAGTTTTATTCGCACGCACAGAAACGAGCGTCTGATGTTCCCGGCGTTTGGTATTGTTGATCCCACGTTTGATAAGTTTGATGCAAGCACGTTTACAGAAGGCTTCAGCAACTTTTATAAGAGTAATGATATAAAGATCACTAATGTTAGTACGGCGTCTTATCAGGGTGCTGTTACTGATGTTCTAATTGATTTCGAGTGAGGGTAAGATGGCTGATTCACCTGATGTTAGAGAGTATATAGACTTAACAATTTTTGACGAAAACCCTGTCACGATTTTGAATGATATTCTGACAACTGGCCGTGGTTTGCTTCCAGAATGGCAGCCGCAGGTTGGTCAGATTGAAGTGGTGTTGGCGGAGGCGTTTGCTGTCAGGTCGGCTGAAGTTGTGAACGCAATCAATCGTATCCCTGCTGCCACGACTGAAGTGTTACTGCAGTTGTTTGGGCTTACTCGTTCTGATGGTGTTAAGGCTACCGCTACTCTTAGTTTGACTTTTACTGAGACAGCGACGTTGCCTGCTGGTACAGAGTTTTTGTACGTTAACGCAGTTTCTGGCGTGTCGTACATTTTTACGCTAGATGAAGATGCTTCTTTGACGGTAACTGCTCCGGCTGAGACAGCTACTGGCACGTTTGCGGTCACGGCTCAGACTGTAGGTACTGCGTATAATTTCTCCGCTGACGGTAACTCGCTTGCGTTGCTGGCTCGTACCGCTACCTTCTTAGAGTCAGCGTCGTTTTCGGTAAGCCCCTCTGGTGGCAAGAACGCTGAGACCGATACTGAGTACTTTAGTCGTGGTGTGACTCTTTTAGCAAGTTACACTTCTGCGGCTACTACTGCTAACCAAATTAAGTATTATACTTCAGGCAATAAAACGTATGCGAACCGTGTGGGTGTGTTTAATCGCCGCAGGTACCGTGATCGTGACACTACGGCTGATTCTTATGGTTTCCACGATGGTTCGGTTTTGGTTGCTGTGGGTCAAACTGTGTCTAATGCGGCTTCAGCTACGCAAGAGCTTACTGTATCTGCAAGTAACCTGAATGATCTTTATGAGTCGTTGGATGAGCGCACTCCTTCTGGGTTGACGATTGATGTGATGTCTGCTGAGCTTGCTGAGATTGATGTTACGGCTACGGTTCAGAAGAAAACTGGTTTCACGGCTAGCACGGTTCAGACTGCTATTACGAATGCGCTTAAGGCTTATATTGAGCCTAACACTTGGGATTTTGATCATTCTACTGTTCGACGTAATGAGATCATTGCGTTGATTGATGGTGTTGAAGGTGTGGATTATGTTTCGTCTTTGACTATGAACGGAAAGTCTTTGGTTGGGTCGGATAATGTGGGGTATTTTGCGGATGCTGGTGGTTCAAAGGCTTCGTTTACTATTGACGTAAACTCTGACGCAGCGTCTAAGACTTATATTGCGGGCGCTGCAGCTATTTTCTACGTTGATTCTACTAGTTCATCAGAAACTCCAGTTGTTTACTTGTACACAAATGAGGAATTCACAACGGACGGATCGGGTAATGCAACCGGTGTGGCTTACACTGCTGTGGCTAACGGCCTTCTGTACAATGATGAAACCCGTGGTGGCTCTATTCCAGATGGCACCACTTCGTTTACTGCGGTTGCTGGCGATTGGGAGGATGCAACTACAGTCACGTTTGCTAGCACATCCACGATTAGCGGCGGTAGCGCTGACTCGTCTACGTTTACCCCGCTAGACTCCGACACAGACCCCGCAGTCTCTACAGACATTGCGTTACGAAATCTGGGTACGCTTGTAATTTATGGTGACCTTTCCATAACAGTGGTGTAAGGCGGAACTATGTCCCATAGAGTTATCAACGCCTTTTCTAGAACAAATCGAGATTTTGACAACACCGGCAACTTCGCTACAAGCTTTGCTTCGTTTACGATAGATGTTGATACAGACTTAAGTTCTGAGACAACTTTTGCTGCAGGCGACGCTAGTATTTCATTCACAGATTCCGGCACCGGTATCGTCTACTATTACGATAACGAAGAATTCACGACAGACGCTTCAGGGGATGCAGTAGGTGTGCAGTTTACGGCCACAGTTGCGGGCGCTACAGAAAACGACACCAACTACGGTGGTTACGTTACAGCAGGAACAACTAGTTGGGACAGAGTTTCAGGAGATTGGTCTGGTGTAACATCGTCCACGTTCTCAAACATTTCAGCCATTTCTGGTGGCTCCACTGCAAATGGTGAGTGGAAGATGTTGAAGGGTGACCGTGATAATCGATTAAAGGTTATTGACTTTCCCCTGTACCCTACATACATTCCGAATGAAGCAGCACCATATAGACTTAACTCTTTAGTGGTGCGTGCAGGCGTTCAAGACCCTGTAAGCGATATTGTTATTGTTTCGCCGTATGTGGCTGTTGAGGCGGAGAAAGATTTTAATGCGGGCATTGCTGCCGTGGCGGTTATTGGAGGATTTGATTTTACACTAGATGTTGAGTTTGCAGCTAACACTTCTGGATCGGCTGAAGACATTATTGCTCATACAACTACGACTAGTGCGACTGAAGCCGCAGAAAGCAAGGCTTTTCCGCTGTTTGGTTACTTCAAGTCGCCGGTTGGTGCGCAGTATGCACGGTTGAAGGTTACGGTCAGCGGCATTGACACGGCGGCAATTTCTCGTAACGACATGTTTGCGTTGTTTGATCCGTTCATGACTTCTATCGGTATAGAAGAAATGGGGGATGTCTCAGCTAGTATTTACAACTCTCTACCGTCTTTCATGTTGTTAGACGACTTAAACATTAACGATCTTGTGTCTTCATCAGCCGGTTTTCAAGCTAACCAGCCGCTACGACGCTACTTAGAAACTCTGGCTACTAAAGTAGACGAAGTTTATACAGAGTTAAAAGAATTTCGGTATGATCGTGCCATCGCAGGAACAGAACACAAATCTAAACTAACTGATCCTGATACTGCCCTGTCAGCGTATCTATTCTGGCTTGCGTCGGTTACCGGCTCCACGTTGCTCATTAATTCGAGTGGGTTCTCACCGTGGGCTGCCCTGGAAGAGTATGAAGGTGCACCTGTATCTGGCGACCCTGGCGAATGGGAAGACTTAGAAAGTCTAGATGACTGGCTAGCTCTGCAAGACGTTGACCCAGACTTCTTTGATACCACACAAAGTTTCCGAGATCAGTTGCGTACAGGCTTTACCGGCTTAAACGGTGGCCGTCCAGACACTATTGAAACTTTTGTGCGGACAATGCTTCAATCAGCTACAGCATCAACAGACGCTGTTGTTGTTAGAAACGAAGATATGGACAACCCCTTCAGGGTTGAAGTTTTGATTGACCCTAACTCTGATCCTGATCCTACTGGGTCGCTGGTTGCGGATGCGGTAAATAATGGGTTGTCGGCTGGAACGTTTGGTACAAAAACTACTCAGGTAATGCAGTCGGGCCGTGGCACATATGATTTCTCTGAAGTAGTGTATCCCAATACGGAATCCGATGAGAATGCAGCAGGGTCGGTTATCTACGGGCAGCCTCTAATATCTGACTACGACAACCACATACGGCACATTGTGCTGAACACTACGTCAGCTTCTGCTTCAATTCCTGAGCTTGGCGGCGGCGTTGCAGACAGCCACTATGCTGCCGAGTCTGCTTACTTCTATGGTGATGTAAGTTCGTCCACACCTGGGTCGCTTACCACGGCTTCAAGCAGCCTTGCTGACTTGAGTGCCGCAACTTCCTACGACATTATTGCTGTCTTAACTGATGTAACTCCTCCGACGGCGGCAGTTTACTCAGGCACAGGTACCGGTACTCCTGACCCGTATCTGTTTAGAGAGAAGCGGCTCATTGTTGCGGGGACCGACTCGTCAGGGTCAGACAATGACTGGGCGTTGTACATGGTGTCCGGGTTAACTCCTTCTGCTGACAACTCCGCACGGTTGTTGTTTGTCGATGGGTTCCAAACCGAAAACTCTACTAACTACGCTTACTCTGATCCGATTGACGGAACGATCTTTAGCCAGCACAAAGACATTTGTGTTCGGTTCACGAAAGACGCTTCAAACAACTACACGTTTGCGATTCAGAATACTCTGTATGACGATTGGTCAGACAACACTATTGGTACGGGTTCGTTCACTCCTGTTTCGGCTTCAGGTGGTGCAGATTCAGGCGTGCAGGTTTTGGGTGAGTTAGACAACAGTTTGTGGTCTGACGCTAGCCCGCTGTCTTGCGCCGTGAAGCGGGTTATGTTGTTTAATTCAGAAATTGTGTTTACGGGAGAAAGCGATACTTCGTCTGCTGACCATGCTGTTGTGAACGGCGATTCTGTTGATGACTACGGGTTGTTCTCGTACACTCCAACTATTGACATTGATCTTAGTGCCGTAACGAAATATGCGTCAACGTTCAATGCGACTTCTTACGACTCAGGCACTACAGGCTCCTTGGCCGTTACCGTAAACACAGCGTCTTCAAACGACATTGATATTTTGGCAATGCGTAAGCACTCGACTTACGGATCGTTGTGGCATTTCGGCAACACTTACGGGTCAGGCAACGGCGACGATTTAGTGGTTTCAGGGTTGACTTCTGGTACATACGACTGGACGGTTTTCAAGATTACTCCAAGCACGGGCGCTATTGATAGCTCCAGCACAGGTACTACAGGTGCAGGCGTTACATCTATTACGTTCAGCGCTGATGACTATAGTGGAAACACTGTGCTGTCTATTGAAGTTGTTGCGACCGGAGACGCTTTTGGTACAGGTACTGCTGCTGGCGGTAACGCTGTAGCATTCTTTGAGCCTGACACTATCGACACAATTGATAGCGCTACAGAGTCTAGCGGTACTGACGATCAGGGAGCTACTTGGACTTTGACACGTGGCTGGCCTACAGGCGGCACATACTCTCCCAGTCAGCCTATTGACAAAGACATGATTCATATGTATGAATCGTCACCTAAAATTGCTAACGCTCCTTCCCTTGAGCATTGGTCTCCGTTCTCTGTAGTGATGCACGTGCGTAGGTTCTGGACTGGTACTGAAGGCGTTGATACGTTTGATGTTTTAAAAATTCAAAATGCTGATGGCCACGGCCTGCACATCTACTACGACGGGCCTAAACTTAAAGCAGACTATACTGATGGTACGGAGACTGAATCTGTAGAGTGGACTGAATCCCCTGATTACGGTTCTTGGCATCGGGTTGTTGTGCGTCGAAACAAAACAAATCTAAGTTTGGTGGTTGATGGCACTAGTATTGATACGGCTTCTGTTGCTTTAACTTCGCCGTTCTCAGCAGAAACTAGTCTGGCATTTTTGAGCGAAGGAGCGTTGAGTTCTTGGGTTCCTCGTTTCGGTTTGGCCCATTTTGGTTTCTTCTCTAGGTACCTTGAAGATAATGAAATAACGCTTCTTGAGAGCGAAATTTCATAGTAGAATACTTGTAGGAAAGGACTATTCTCATGGCTGTTACGCAAACAACTCGCTTCCAACTATATCGCTGGAGTTCTGGTGCTGACCAGTTTACCCGTGCACAGATGACCGAATCTCATGATAACCTTGAGGCGGAAGGTGCAGGTTATTCTCAGGCAGGGTCACGTCCTGCTGCGGCTGCAGAGTACGAAGGCTTCTTCCATTATGACTCTACAGACAGTTCTGTAGGCACGTTGTCGTACTGTAACGGTACGGCTTGGTTTGATGTGGGCGCTCCAGGGTCTGTTACTTCTCTGGATGGTGCCACGAGTGATGGTACGTCTAACTTTTTTGCACGTGCGGATCATACCCACGCTTTGGATGACAGTATTGTCACTACAGCTAAGCTTAATGATTTAGCGGTTACGACTGGTAAGCTAAATGATCTGGCTGTCACGACTGGCAAGATCGCTGCTTCTGCTGTTACTAACGCCAAGCTTGGTTCCGATTTGGATGCTTCTAAGTTGACGGCTGGTACATTACCGGCTGCCCGTATTGGTTCTGCCGCTATCACGAACGATAAGTTGGCTTCTGATTTGGATGCCACGAAGTTATCTACTGGCGAGTTGTCTATGGATCGTATTGCGACTAGCGCAATTACTCATGAGAAAATTGAGGATTCTGTTGGTTTGTCGGTGGTGGGTCGTTCAGCTAACTCTACGGGTGTTGTAGCAGATATTACGGCGGCTTCTGATAATCAGGTGCTTCGACGTAGCGGTACTTCTATCGGGTTTGGTACGGTAGCTACTGATGGTATTGCTGCTAATGCTGTGACTGTTGATAAGGTGGAGCAGGTTGCTGGGCATGGTATTTTGGCTCGTGTGGCTGGTACGACTGGTAATTTGTCTGAGTTGACTGCTGGCACGAACACTGTTTTGAATCGTGGTGCTTCTGGCAATCTGCAGTTTACTTCTGTTACGAACGATATGCTTGCTGGTAGTATTACTAGTGATAAGATAACTTCTCTTGATGCGACTAAGTTGACTGGTACTATTGATTCTGCTCGTCTTCCTGCAGACGTTGAGTTGGGTACGAACACTACAGGTAATTATGCTGCGGCAGTTGCTGTGTCAGGGTCTGGTCTTGACATTTCTGGAACAGCCGGTGAAGGCACAATCTTTACCCTTTCACACGCTGATACTTCTACAATTGCAGGAAATCAGGGTGGACTTACTGACAGTGGTATTGTTATTGAAGATATTACTGTTGACGGTTTTGGTCATGTTACTGCGGTAGATACCGTTAACCTTAACAACATCTACTATACAAGAGAACTCGCAGAGAGTTTGTTCACAGACACCGCCAGAAAATCGTATGGCGGCTCCACGACCACTTCTCGAAACTCAAACGCTTACCACAACATTTTCGTTACCGGGTCCACACCGTCTACGTCTGGTGCGAAGGCTGGCGATATTTGGTTTGAGACATAAGGAGCACTAGTATGGGTATTCACTATATGCCTACTGATGGTGGTTCTTGGACTGAAATTCCTGCTGGCGACGCTAAATACTATGATTCTTCAAGCGGCACGTGGAAAGTAATTAAAAAGGGCTATTATATGCCGACTGATGGCGGTTCGTGGACACAGTTCTACACTGGTTCTGATCCGATCACGATAACGATGCGTCCAAATGGTTTCAGTTCGTATCCGACACGATTTGCTCGTGGTTCAAGTTGGGGCACCACTTCTAACGGTCCTGCAGGCGGTACTGAGGGCGTTAGAACAATTGCTTGCGGCAGGTACTTTACTGGGGCAAACACGCAGAGATACTACGGCGTGATGAACTTTGCGTTCACGAGCAACGCCACGTTTCTGCAGGATGAGCTTGATGAACGCCCGGTTGTATCATCCGCTACGCTTCGACTTACACGAGACACTGTGACGCATGGAAAGTCCATTCCGGGCAGTAGTACTATTTACATTTCGCCTTATAACGGAAACACGACGACTTCTTCGCCTAACACTTCCGATGTTGACTTGTCAAAAAGAGTGTCAGCTTCGTCAACCGGGTTAACTAGAGGCTCTGATATTACAATCGATTTGAATCAAACGATTATTGACGAGTTGGCTTCAACTGGGAATCTTGCTATCACAAACGTCAGCTCTGGTTTAGCTGACTACGGGGCAAGTTTAGATGAAAACTATTTGTGGTTCTTTGGCATCAACAACACGTCAGATGCAAACAAGCAGCCGCTTATCACAATGACATTAGACTACACCTAACAGCCTCCAAGGAGGTAAGGTTACAACAAACAAAGGAGGGCTGACATGTGGTCAGAATTTATGAACATGACTATACCTGCCCTCGTAGGCTCAGGCGTCACTTTCACCGGCCTTATACTTTCAAGCAGACTAAAAAGCAAAAAACTAAACATGGAAGTAGACGCTGCACAAGACTTTGTGTGGCTAGATTTAGTCAAGCAAAGTCGTATAGAATACGCTTTACAGCGAAAAGAAAACAACAGGCTGCGGTACATTGTTCATCATTTGCAAGAAGAAATTTCAGACCTTGAACGCAAAAACGCAGACCTAACTCAGCAAATAGTTGATCTAAAATCCCAAACATAGTCAGGAACATAACATGAGCGAGCCAGTACCATTCAACGAAAGAGACGACGAAGACTCTGTAGACGATTTGCTGGCTATGCTAGCAGATGCAGTTACAGACACTGACAGTCCTCAAGATATGGTCCACGAACTAGTCAACAACGTCTTTGAATCTACTGACCAGATCGCTGTGCTAGGTAACTTTGTTTTTATCGGTGAAATTGTCGATGAAGAAGGTTTATCACGTTTGATGGTTGTAACGTCTGACAATTTACCGGAGTGGATTGCTCGTGGCATGATGTCTACGGCTGAAGACTATATTATGGGTGGGCCGTTAGAATGACAGCCGGTAGATACGACATTGACTGTGTGAAAGGTTCTCCGTTATCTAAAACATTAACGATCAAGAATCCAGACAACCAAAACGCTGATTTGAATATTTGGGCTTCCCGTATGCAGTTGCGGAAAACTTCTGCGTCTCCCACGGCAACTTTAGAGCTTACAACTTCTAATGGTAGACTAGAGCATGATGTGGATGCTGCTACAATAAGTATAAGCCTATCGTCCGACGAAACAGATGAGTTGGCTGTGGGTAGTTACGTTTATGATTTGGAGTTATACACAACTGAGGGGTCTCCTACAGTCCTTCGGTTGGTTCAAGGGTTCTTTACGGTGAGTTAAATGTCAGATTACACGGTGAGTATTGTAGAAGCTGAATCCAATACCATTTCGGTTGAAGAGCAAGCGTCTGCTAACGTTACAATTCAAGATATTCTTAACTCGGTTACGGTGTCCGAAACTGACGCTAATAGCGTTACTGTCGTGGCGTCTACGTTTGTTAACTCTGAAGGTTCTGCGTCTAGCCTTTATTATTCGACAGGCGACCCTTCTGATGCTTTGGGGTCTGAAGGTGATTTTTATATTGATACGTCAATTGGTAAACTGTGGGGACCGAGGAGTGAATCTTCTTGGGCGTCTGACCCGTTGCCGCTTATTCCTAAACGACACACTCATACGCAATCGGTTGCTTCTAGCAGTTGGACTATTTCGCATGCTTTGGACGGTTATCCGTCGGTAACTGTTGTTGATTCTGCAGGGACAGTTGTTGTCGGTAAGGTATCATATAATAGTACCAGTAGTGTCACGGTTGACTTTCAAGGGTCTTTTACTGGTTTGGCTTATTTAACTTAATGGAGGAAAAGTGGCCCAAAAATTCTTAACTAATCTTGATTTGAATAAAAATGAGCTGCAGAATGCTAAGGTTCAGAACCTGGCTACGGCTCCTTCAAGTCCTGCTACTGGTCAAATCTACTTTGACACGGTAGATGGTGAGCTTTATGTTTATGACGGTTCTTCGTGGGTTGGCCTGCAGGAGCAGGGTGACATCACGGCTGTTACTGCTGGCACTAACCTTAACGGCGGCGGCACGACAGGTGCTGTCACTGTAAACCTAGATACTACGATCACTGGGCTTACTTCTGTAACGTCAACCGGCTTTACTGGTGCTCTTACGGGTAATGCTGACACGGCTACTGCTCTTGAGACTGCCCGTACCATTGGTGGCGTTTCGTTTGATGGTTCTGCAAACATTGACCTTCCGGGCGTAAACACTTCAGGCACTCAGGACACGAGCGGTAATGCTGCGACGGCCACGGCCCTGGAAACAGCTAGAACGATCGCTGGCACCTCCTTTGACGGAACCGCAAATATCGACATTGACGCAAATAACCTGACAGGGAACACTCTTAACTCTGGCGTTACTGCTTCTTCTCTGACAAGCGTCGGCACGCTTACAGGCTTGACTGTATCCGGTCTTATTACCGCTAACGGTGGCCTAACGATTCAAGCCACGGATACGTTTACGTTTGATAGCGTGGCGTTGACCACGGTCCAGACAAGCGGCGAGTCTTTTGCTGATAACGATACGTCGTTGATGACTTCAGCAGCGATCAACGACTTGGTTGGTTCGAGCGGCGTCACGAGCCTTACTGGTACCGCAGGCGAGGTTGAAGTAGATACTACTACCGGCGATATTACGATTGGGTTGCCGGACAACGTTACTATCTCGGGCAACCTTACGGTAAATGGTGATACTACCACGGTAAACACAGCTACTCTTTCTGTTGAAGACCCGCTGATTGTTCTTGCTAACGGAAACAACGCTACCGACTCGGTAGACATTGGTTTCTACGGCCTGTATGACACTTCTGGTTCGCAGGACCTTTACGCTGGCCTTTTCCGTGACGCTAACGACAGCGGCAAGTTCAAGCTGTTCGCTGATCTCCAGGCTGAGCCTACCACTACGGTTGATACTGGTGGTGCGGGTTACACGGCGGCTACGCTGGTCGTGGGCACGCTGGAAGGTGCTGTCACTGGTAACGTGACTGGTGATGTTACGGGTAACGCTGATACTGCTACGGCTCTTGAGACTGCACGCACGATCAACGGCACGTCGTTCGACGGTACAGCTAACATCGTAGTTACCGCAGCAGCAGACACTCTTACTGAAACTGAACTAAACTCGTCGGTTGTTACTTCGTCGTTGACGGCTGTGGGCACAATCGCTACGGGCGTGTGGCAAGCAACTGATGTTGGAGTTGCCCACGGTGGTACAGGCGCTTCGACCGCTGCCGGTGCAAAAACTAACCTCGGCTTCGTTGGTCGGCACGCTGAAACGATCGGTGATAACGCCGCTACGTCTATTGCTGTCACACATAACTTCGGGACCGATGATGTTGTCGTAGAGGTCTACGATGCTTCCACGAAGGAAACTGTCATTTGTGACGTTGATCGAACAAGCACGAATGCGGTCACGTTGACGTTCTCTACAGCCCCTGACACTGACTCTCTCCGAGTGGTTGTTATTGGCTGATAAGATGTCACGGGGAAATACTCGTGGCGCTACTGCGGGTCCAGACGACAGTTGGGATCAGTAGTTACTCCGCCGTGCAGGCAGGAAATACCCGACAGGGGGCGGAACTGGTTGTAGAACTGGTTCCGCCTCTTGTGTTATAATAGAGTTGTGAGCTTTATGACTGTGATGTGGAAGGGCGGTTGGTGCCGTGGCTAAAAGTTTTAAGACTGGTCTTACTGCTGACGGTACAGTTTCAGCAACGGCTTTAGAAGTTACTGGCGAGTTTACGCTTCCCACTGCTGACGGTTCTTTAGATCAGGTTTTGGTAACGAATGGTTCTGGTACGGTTACGTGGCAGGATCAGTCTGGCGGTGGTGGTGGCACAACTATTCCTGCGGGTACTGTAGTCATGTATGGTGGCGGTACGGCACCTTCGGGTTGGTTGGTGTGTGACGGCTCTGCTGTTTCTCGAACAACCTATTCTAGCTTGTTTACGGCGATCAGTACCCGTTATGGTACGGGTGATGGCTCTACCACGTTTAATCTTCCTGGGACTTCGGCGCTTGTTCCTGTTGGTATTGCTGCGAGCGGTAATGCTGATGGTACTACGGTTAGTGGTTCGTCTACGTTGAACGCTTTGGCTTTGGGGGATCAGTCAGCGGATCATGCTCATACGATTACTTCTAACGCAGGTGATCAGTCTGCTGACCACTCTCATACGATTACTGTAGCTAACGCTAACGCCAACCATTCGCATACGATCACGGTTGCTAACGCTAACGCTAACCACTCGCATACGATTACGGTTGCTAACGCTAATGCTAATCATAGCCATTCTTGGTCGAAGAACTTTAACACGACAAACCAGAACGCTTCTCATACGCACGGTTATTTTAAGACTAACAACAGCAACGTTGATGCCAACACAAATAACCAGAATGCTTCGCACTCTCACAACTTCAACTCTGGTACTGTGAACACGAACGCTGCGAACGCTGGCCACTCCCACAACGCTAACTCAGCCGCTGCTAACGCTGGACACTCTCACGATGCTAACTCAGCCGCCGCTAACGCCAATCATAGCCATAACGCCAGCTCAGGCAACAATTCCGCTAACCATAACCATACGATTACGTCAAACGCTGGTAACCAGTCTGCCAACCACAATCACGCATTGACATCTTCAACAGTTTCAACTACTATAAACGTAGAACCGTTCCTGTTTATTATTAAGACCTGATGGAGAAAAATTGTAATGCCGTTTTCAGAACACCCTGAACATCTGGGCGGGGTAGGTTACTTCAACAAGCTACCCGCTAGAACTGTTACACAAGACGGATCAACGTGGACCATTGACAATACAAAAGGACTTTTTGCATTTACGCAGCTAGTTCCAGACATTCCTGTAGAAGCAGCAGTCGATGGTGACGGGCAAGCTATTGAGCGTTGCGACGCTGGCCGTAATCAGCACGGGCCGATTGCGTTTCACACTTGGGACGAAACTGCTCAAGAGTGCAGTTGCGGTGCAGACACTGCGGCTGATCCTTTGACTGGTAATCATTTCATCCTTTTCCACGAAATTACTTTTGTTGGTTCTGTGTTTGGTAGTGCTGCTATTGGCGGTCAGGTTATTTATCTTGAGTCTTCAGATGCTGACGCTGAGGTACTTACGGTTGCTAATCGCCACTCTGCCTCGGCACGTACTATTCAAGAGCTGCTTCGGTTGATGATGGAGTGGGAGATTGCTGGCACCGATTTTGGTTCTACGGAAGCCATGGTTGGTGTTGCTACGGAAATGCTGTCAGGTCTAAACATGCCGGATGATGTTAGAGACTGGATTTGGACGAACGTTCCTCCCAACAAGGTGCAGAAGTATCTAGAAGGGCGTGAGGATGCTCAGGTTGCTGACCCGCCACCTGACATCACCGGAACAATTGTTGAAGATTGGCTTGTGCCTCTCATTACTGAATCGCCACAGATTGGCTTCATGCCAACGGGGAGTGGATCGTGAATATAGAGTTTCCGTTAGGAAAGTGGTCAGGCATCGGGATTTACGACGATGTTGTAGACAAGGCCGCATGTCAGAACATTATTGATCTAGTTGAACGTCATTGGAACCGGCTAGAAGAAATGCAAGTTCTGAACCCCGGTAAAATGGTCGGTGGTGTGGACCAATCTATCAAAAACTCAACCGACATGAACATCTCTGCCGCCATGGGAGACGAACTGTACTCCATGGGTGGAGGCTGGTCCGAGCAAGACATTCACGCCGGACTAGTAAAGTGCGTTAACCACTACGTCAACCAGTACCCTGGGCTAAGCCAGCAGTGCTTCCCCCTGCAAGACATGGGTTACCAGTTCCAAAAGTACGATGTTGGCTACGGCAAGTACGACGAACATATCGACGGTGGACCTTTCGGCAGTTCATTTGACAGAATGCTGGCTGTCATTGTTTACCTTAACGACGTTGACGAAGGTGGAGAAACTACCTTCACCCGTCAGGAGCTTTCCGTTAAGCCCGTAGCAGGCAGAGTGCTTATTTTCCCGTGCCACTGGCTGTACCCGCACCGTGGTGAGATTTCGTTTGATAAAGACAAGTACATTATTACTACGTTTATTATGCAGGAAGACATGAATCATTTGATTCAGCGTCCTGATGAGATGCAAGGTCATTTCCACGATCATTTCAATGAAGAGGACCTTCCTAACTATCACGGTCCTGATCACGACCACGATCACGTTCATGAGTGAAAAAGATTTTAAGTTTCTACAATGGGCAGATCAGGGAGCCAAGCTTTTCTCTACCTGTTCTAAAAGCCAGTACATGGCTATCATTGTTGACTCTGAAGGTTTTGTTCTTGGTGTAGGCTACAACGGTTCTCCTCGTGGCGCTGCTCACTGCAACGAAGGTGCATGTCCTCGTGCTCTTGCAGGAAGCGATCATAAGTCATCTGACTACAGTGACTGCATCGCTGTTCACGCTGAAGCTAATGCGTTGCTCCACAGCGACTTTAACGCCCGTGCCCGCATGGGCGGTGTTGCGATGTATGTTAACGGTGAGCCTTGCCTTGAGTGCGCTAAGCTTATTGCGAACAGCGGCGTCAGGATTGTGTATGGTATTAGAGAAAACCGTCCGGCGCTTTCTAAGGTAGAGGAAGTGTTTGTTGCGTCTAGCATTGATTTGATTCTGTATGATAGGGATGAAGTTATGCCGGTACCGAAGCCTGAGATGAAGTATGCTGATTCTCATTCGTTTACTCGGTGGAAAGAATGGTCTAGGCCGGGTAAAAGTTGACTTGCCTAGTAAGAGGCTAAGTGATAGGATATAAACATGCGAAGAAATGAAGAACCATCAAAAAGAGTAGTACTGGCTGAAGGGTACGCTGTACCTGTAGACGAGAAACAGTTTGAAAACATTATTTCAACATCTGCTAAGCCTGTGCTCGTAGACTTTTGGGCTGACTGGTGCGGCCCTTGCAAAGCGCAAGCACCCGTGCTTGACGAGTTTGCTGCAAAGTATGCAGACGAAATGCAAGTCATCAAAGTTGAGGCTGACCAAGCTCCTCTACTCATGGAGCGCTTTAACATCTCCAGCATTCCCACGCTGATGGTGTTTATTGACGGTAAAGCAGATCACAGTATGGTAGGTGCACGCCCACTAGACTTGCTAGAAAAAGAACTCGGCTCATACATCGACATTGAGACCAAGGAAGCCTAATGCCTGACTTGTGGGATGATATTCCAACAGAAATGCTTGGAGATCGTCCCCCGGTTGAGCACTTGTCTAAACAAGTAAAGCCTCCGGCTGAGGTAACAAAAAAAGAGCGAGGCCAGAATGTGGAAAAGAATCTGCGGAAAGTTTTTGGATCACCCGAAGTCAAATAACATGACGTATGGTGACCATCTGATGTTTGCTGGTGGCCTTGCTGTAGAATTTGTTGTCATTGGTTTCATGTTGCTAATCCATGCCGTGTTTCCGTTCTGGTTTAAGAACGATGCCTCAGAATTTGCTGAATACGCTAACGAGGTATTGAACGAGCACTAATACTGTGCTATAATGCTGCTTACTGCATGGGAGTGTAGCCAAGCGGTAAGGCAGCGGACTTTTAATCCGAAGAGCGTGGGTTCGATCCCCACCACTCCCACTACTATGAGTACTACAGCGATGACATTAGCGGTCTCTATGGCCGAACAATCTAGCCACGCCAAGTGGAAGCTTGGTTCTGTCGTTTGGCGTGGTGGTTCTGTTTTAGGTAAGGGTTTTAACCGTTATAGGAATAACCCTTCTGTTGTAGAGCACGAGAAGTACTTTCATTGTTCAGTTCACGCAGAGGTTGACGCTATCCGCAACGCTGGTGATACTGAAGGTGCTAAGTTGTTTGTTGCCCGTATTACTCGGGGCGGCAATTTGGCGCTTGCTAAGCCTTGTTCCCGGTGCATGGAAGTCATTAGGGAACATGGAATCAAGAAGGTTTACTATACTGATGAGAACGGTGAGTGGACTTTCTTTAGAGTCTGGCCTTGACACACTGCGCCGAGGCTAGTATACTACCCACAAGTCAACGACAAACAAAGGAGATTATGTTGATTACGAAGAAGGCAATTATTGCGGCTGCGACTGAGGTTGCTGAGCGTGCCCCCACGGCCCGTAACCGTTCCTCAAAGATGGTGACGTACCGTCATCCTCGTGGCCTAATCGGCAATGCCCTGCACACTGCAGGTCTTTCGCCTCGTGAGATTCGTTCGCTTCAGGGCAACCGGAAGTATGATCGTTTCCTGAACCCTGCGGCTACCGCTTGGGTTCGTGAGGCTAACAGCCGTGCCAACAAGGGCATGGCTTGGGGTGAGGTAGTTTCTACTACCCGATGACCCTAGCGTCACTTCGGTGACGTAACATATAAGGAGGGGAAGGGCTATCCGTTGAAATTCTAGCGGGTAGCCCTTACCCATCTTGGAGAGGTGCCAGAGCGGACGAATGGGTCGGTCTTGAAAACCGTTGAGGTGCAAGCCTCCGTGGGTTCGAATCCCACCCTCTCCGCCAATAACAGAAAGGTAAGATGATGAATGATTTGTCCCCACTTGAGGATGATCCCCGGCCCGATGAGCTACGTAGTGTGAAAAGCCTCGTGGTGTTGAATACGGGCGATGGCCGTGGCAAGTCGTCGTCTGCTTTCGGAATTATGCTTCGTGCCAAGGCTAGAGATTGGCCTGTGGCTGTTGTGCAGTTCTTGAAGAGTCCTGATTGGGTTACTGGTGAGCAGAAGATGGCTGAACCTTTGGGCGTTGATTTCTGGTCGCTTGGTGACGGTTTCACTTGGGATAGTGAAGATTTGTCGCAGTCTGAGGCTGAAGCCCAGGAAGCTTGGCGTCATGGCAAGGCTCTTATTGAGAGCGGCGATTATCGCCTTATTGTGTTTGATGAGATCACCTACCCTATCAACTGGGGATGGATTGACGCTGAGGAGGTTCGTACAGCCATTGAGAGCCGCCCTGAGGGCACCTCGCTTGTTCTGACGGGCCGTGACGCCCCTGAGTGGCTTGTAGAGGTCTCTGACACTGTGACGGTCATGGAGAACCGTAAGCACGCTTATGAGCGTGGTATTGCCGCTAAGAAAGGTATTGACTACTAACCACGTGCCCTCGTAGCTCAATTGGATAGAGTATCGGGTTTCTACCCCGCCGGTTGCAGGTTCGAGTCCTGCCGAGGGTGCCATGCCTCTGTAGCTCAGTTGGTAGAGCAGCTGTCTTGTAAACAGCAGGTCGCAGGTTCGATCCCTGTCGGAGGCTCCAAGTTTGACTCCCACGTTGTAAATGGGTATAATAAGTGTAGAGGATGCCGTTTGGGTCCTTGTAAACATATAAACATAACTTTGCTTTTAGGAGGTTATTATGGGCACAGAATTAAGTGTCTTGCACCGGCTTCGGCCATTTAGTATCGGATTTGATTCTTTGTTTGATCATTTGGAATCAGTCCTTCAGTATGAGGAGTCATATAAGTCTTGGCCCCCGTACAATATTGTAAAGACAGACGATACGCATTTTGTTGTTGAGATTGCGGTCGCTGGCTTTTCAAAGGAAGATGTTAGCGTTGTGGTAGACGACGGTAAGTTGATTGTGTCTACTGAGAGCGATACTCGTGATGATCGCAAGATCGTTCATCGTGGTATTGCAAGGCGGCATTTCAAGAAGGCATTTACACTTGCAGACAACGTGGAAGTTGTTTCTGCTTCAATGGCTGATGGTCTGTTGAGCATTACTGTGGAGAAGGTTATTCCTGAGTCTCAGCAGCCTCTGGAGATTGAGATAGTGTAATGACGACCTCGGACTCGTATACGCCTCACGGGGTTCTTCGCACGCTGTCGATGGCGGAAGAAGTTCTGCGTAGCCAGAATCATGCTTTTGATGCTAATATTATGGCGTCAGCGTATGAAACTATTGTAGCGTTGCTGAATCATGGCGACGCTATGGCTCAGGCTGCACGCTGGAGCGAAGACCCTGTTATTAACGACGCTGTAGAAGGTTATGTTGATTACCGGAATCGTGGGGTTTCCCGTGAGGAAGGTGGGTCTGAAGAAGCTCCGTGGGCGTATACGAAGTCTGATGACCCTAGCAGCCCTAATCATTACTATTATCATGGTGATTTTTGGCGAGATGATGCAAGAGATATACAATGAAAGCGTTCCGTAGGTTAAGACATTGGGTACGGTACGGTAAACCAACTTACGAGATATACATTTATGGAAGAAAGCGAGAACTACCTGATGACCGAAACCGAGATTACGAAGACTCAAATAGAAGCGATGATTCAGCAAATTGAATCAATGTTGAAAGATGTTTCCCACAAGAACATTGTGGAGGCATCAGAAGTCCAAGATGGGCTTCTTGACCTGCTGAATATGGCTAATTCGCTGGAAGGGGAAGAGCAGTGACATATGAGACGATTCTTAAAGTATTGCTATCGTTGGCAATTTTACACGCCTGCGCTAGCGTTGTGTATTGCTGTCATCCCCGGTGGGGCGCTGTTGCAAGCGGCTTTGACAAACGTTCTGGTGGCAGCTTTTTTCTATCACGCAGACACAAAGGTGTTCAAACACAACAGTCAGATGAATAAGCGTGTGATCGCTAATCATGAGTTTATTCCGTATAGTTTCGTGACAACAGCTAAAAACAAGCTGAAGTTTTGGAAGTGAGGTTACTACCAGATGACCGAAAGCGCTTATAAGCAATTCGACCAGCAGCTACATGACACCTATGATGTAGAGGGCCGGGAGATCGTTAAACACTACATCCACGCTACTTACCCCCACCTGAAAGCAGTAGACAACCCTGACCAGTATGCGGTAGACTTATGTATCTACCGGGAAGATACGCTGGTAGGGTACGCTGAGGTAGAGGTTAGGACTAACTGGAAGTCAGAAGCTTTCCCTTTCAGGACGCTGCATGTGCCTGAAAGAAAGACAAAACTCCTCAACAATACTTTACCTACACTATTCTTTTCTATTAACGAACACATGACACACATGTTTTACTGTAAAGCACAGACCGTACTAGACTCACCTCTCGTCAACGTGCCTAACAAATACGTGTCAAACAACGAACATTTCTACGACGTACCAGTCAAAAACCTACACAAAACACCCACAAACTGGGTACAAGGGTGGGGCGGAGATGCCTAACAAACAACAAACCGGCACTGCAATGGTCACCGAAAAGACCCCTGCAAGAGCTAAAAGAGACAACAAAAAGTATCGAACACAAGAAGAACAGTGGGCTTCCCGATCCGGGCCAATCACCATAACCTACATGTGTATCTGCCCACGCCCTGAATGCAAAGCAGAAACCCACAATGAGTAATGACCAGTACTGCTGCGTAAGTAGATGCAACAACTCAGCACAATACCACGTTCAATTCACCGATGACGTTGACAAACAAACATACATATCTCGTTCATACCCGTACTGTAGTGAACACACCCAAATCGGTTGGTATGTGCCACCCAAAAGCAAGAAAGAAAAAGGCAAATGGGTAGGCGGCTGGGTGCCCAAACGCATCTACAGCATTCACGACAACTACGGCGATAGCTTAAACGTGAAGGCAGTACGAGCAGCTACCAGACGTTTCTAAATAGTAACCAACAAACCCCAAAAACAGTAAGGAGTTAACCCCAAAATGGCAACAATTCGAAAGTATCTACAGGAAGCAAAAGCCGTCTGGATCATGCTCGCAAGCATCCGATACGGCATAAACCTCAAGCCCGAAACCGACAAAAACGAACTCCCTAATGACTAAAACCGCAATTTTCGTTACAGTAATCTGGGCAGCCGGATACGCTGCCATACGAAAACTCACCCAAATAGTTACCGAAGCAGAACCCGGAACACACCCCCAATAGACGGCGGCTAACCCTGCCACGATCACAAAAGGAGCAAACCCATGCATGAACCACACGAACTACCCTTCGAATACGAACACGATAACCCCATAGTAACCATCAGCCTAAGCCGGGAACAGATGGAAAAGTTTGCTAAAACCGAACTCAAAAGGAACAGTCCAGACTCCGCCACCTACCGCTGGCTACTCACCGAAGCCACCCCAGAAGACCGAGAAAAGGTCGAAAAACTCGTACAAGACGAGATATGGACCCTCCTCACCGAAGGACTACACGACTTAGACGACCTCCTCTGCGGACTCTACGAAGCCTACGTCCAAGCCCACCTAGCCTCAAAAAAGTAAAAGAAACTACCCCCAATGATCTACGAATTCACTGCCGAAGACAACTACTGGTACATAGATACCGACCGCAAATACGTCAAAATTACAGACAAAAACGACGGAACGGTCATCAAAGAAACCGACCAGCTAAGCCTGCTAATCCAGATTAAGGAAGACAGAATAGCTGCCTACGATGACACACCCTACCCGATCAGCATCTCAGCCCCCATCGCAGACAACCACTTCTTCCTAGAAGACCTCAGCCACCGACCCGATTCGGACCACTCCATCATCTGGGCAGAAGACTACCGAGCCATCTGCCTCTTCTTCGACGGATTCACCCAACTTGTCCGAGCCTACTCATCACCCCCAACAAACGACCGCTAATCCTGCCACGTTACCAAAAGCACCCAAACACCCATATAGCACTATACAGAAACACTCACTATGGACCCTGTAGTAAAAGCATACACACTCGTTCTAGGAGTAATACTCCTCATGATGTTCATAGACCTGTTCCTACGAGACCAATAACACATGTCATACCTCATACCACTCCTCATCACCTGCACCCTCATGACAGCAATATACCTATGGTAGACCTCCTCATCCCCCTCGCCTTCGGTGGAGGATTCACCCTCCTCTGCTTCTACTGGGACCGAACCGAACAACAATATCAGGCACGCAAACGCCAAAAGAAACGAAACAAACACTAACCACCCACCCCTTGACACCACCCCCAAACATGCAATAAAATAACACACATAAGGGAGCCTACTAGTAGCTACACTACCCGTAAACACTAGAAAAGGCAAAACCCAATGAACAGAC